CACTGCTATCATCATACAAAGGATTGTTGTCTGAATCTGCAACCAACGCACCACCTTCTTCGAAAGTGTTAGTTACTGTACCAGTGTCTGGGTCAGCCTCAGCAGTTGTGTTTTCATTACCAGTAATTATGTTACCAGATTCATCTACAGTGGTAGAAGTACCCGTATTGGGATCGACTTCAGTGGTTTGTCCAACCACATCTTCTTGCGCAACACCATCAACTTCAGGTTTTTCTTCTTCAGTTGGGTCGTATACAGGTGGTGCTTGAGTAGTTATAGTCAATGTTTTGTAATCTGTAGAGTAGTTACCAGCGCTATCCACCGCATACGCAAGGAAGGTGTAGTTTTGACCCACAGTAAACACATTCGAACCCGTTACTTCATTACCACTCAAATCAATATAAGTAGAGAATGGTTGGGTTTGGAAGGGACCAGTATAATTAGGATTGGATGTTACACTTACAGGAGGATTGTTTAAGAAAGATTGTGTGTTGGTGGAAGTGTGGGCGATGTCTCGCAATGCAACCAAATCTGGATTGGAACGAGATTCAAAGAGCGCGACATGGACATCATAGGTAGAATGTAAATCAATGACATTGATGTTACCAAGGATGTATTCTTGATATTCAATAGGTGTTTGAGCCACAAGATGCATCGCTTCATCAGTACCTTCTTGGAAGATTGGACCAGCAACATCCTTGACTTGGAAGGTGGTAATGGATGGGTTAATAAGACCAGACTGATTTCCAACTGGATCTGTCATAGAAGTGGTTACATTATAGGATTCACCAGATGTTAATCCTGTCAAACGGAAGACAGTGGTATTATCTACATAATTCCAAGCACTTAAAGTCTTCGTTTCAGAGGTTACTGCACTTGTAGTTTGATTGTTAACTTGAATGGTGAAATTGTAACGATCGAGAATGCTTGTGTCACTGCCATCCAAGCTTCCATTAGGATACCCAGTGGGTAAAGAAGAAGTAAACACGAGATTGTCAAGTTTGATCGTTCCGACTTCTTTTTGGTCACCAATGAGGTCAATGGTGTAAGCTGGTTTGACATTGTCCATGTATATATTGGTTGATTGAGTGAAGGAGTTCCCAGCAACATTGATGTTGAATGTAAGTTGTTTATTAGTGGTTTCGTCCGTGGGTACAGTAAATACAACATTCCAATTTGTGCTGTTTGTGGATGTAGGAGTTAAATTGGAACCATTAACTGTGACATCGAATGTATCTGCAGCACTAATGTATTTAGAAGTCCAAGACAAAGTGATCTCATTATCGGCCGTAGAGAATGGAGCGGTTGTGGTATTTGACGCAATGTTAATGTTTGTAACATAATCACTGTAATCAAAGGATACATTCGAGGAAGTCATAACCGCATTCTGTTGTACAGAGTCATCCACCACATAATAGTATACGGTGAAATCAGTTCCATCAGTTGGGATGATATCATTCTTGAAGGTTGGTGAAGTCACTGTATCATAGAATCCAGTGAATGTATGTGAAATGGGTAAATCAGTGTTCTTTGTGCTTTGGAGTTGTTTGACACCCAAGCCGAGTGTTACGAAGAAGTTGTTGAGTTGGGCTTCTGTAAAAGTCACATGACCTTGGAACATCGCCATGTATCCTGCGAAGCTGCTATGTTCATCTTTGAAGGTAGCAGCAGTAGATACCGTAATATCTCCTGAAGTAGAAATAGTTGGTGGAGTGGTGACTTGGATGGTTGGGGGAGAACTAGACAAGGTGAAGCTATCTACATTGGAGGCACCTCCATTGACATAGAAAGTAGATATGGTATCAGAGTTTCCATAAATATCGGTGGTTTTAATGGATAATTCACAGGTAGAACCTTCTGTAAGATCAGGTTGTACATAAGTGAACAGTCCCAAGTCAGCTTTGCTATATGATGTATTTAATATTTGGGCGTTTTCAAAAGTGTTGTCTGTGTTTGTTAAGCTAATCTTGATTTGGAAGTCATTGAGTTCTAATGTGGGACAAGTAGAACTATCAATGATTTGTTCAAGATTAGACAATGTGAAAGAGTTATGGGATACATTGTATACATTGAAGGGTTGTAATTCAAGTTGATGTTGAATGGTAATGAATGTGGTAGGATCGTTCGATACAGAAATCACATTTTCAATATCACGGTTTAATGCGAGTTGATAATTGAGTTTACCAATCTCAACAGGTGCAACATTCAAAGCGGCTTTCCAGATGGTGTCTAAACCATCTTCCTCGACCACTTGGAAACCATCATGTCCAGTCATATCTTGAATTGTGGTTCTCAAAACACTGCCCATATCAGAATGATTTTCACAAATAAAGTAAATCAAAACATTAGATCCACCAGTGAAAGTCATTTCGGTGTACGCACCAGTGGATCCAGGAACTCCATTCTTTACAACACCAGATGCTTCCCCAGGCACACCACCAAGTAAGGATGAATCGAGTACATATCCTAAAGGATGGGTATTATTGGTAGCATCACTTTGATCGAATACATAAGTCAATCCTTCGATGAAACGAGAAGGCATAGGATCAAACACATATTTTTCACCAGATACAGTTACATTGATATTGGTTTGATGTTCAATCACAGGAGAATATGTTTGTAAGAGAGTATCAGAAACATCAGACACCTTGAATTGGATATTGAAGTTGGTTTCATGTTCTAAGTATCGGAATGCATCCAAGTTCAAAGTGATATTGTTGGAGTTTTCCGCAAAGGAAGTGGATACTTCATTATCTGATACAAAGGAGTCTTCTGTGATGACTTGTTGGAATGTTGCTAAGGCAATCTTGTTGAAGTTGACACTATCTTCGCTATCAATTTCTACATTAGAAGCATCTAATTGACGAGAAATAACATAAGCATAGTATAATTGTTCACTCTTCAATGGAGTTTCGGTAATAGTGTTTAAGCCATCTGTAGATAAAGTGTGTTCATTCTGAATATTGCTTACACTCCATTGAGAATTAGATTCAGTCAAAGAACCAGGTACATAGTTATCTACTAAGAAAAGACTTTGGTATTCAGCATCACTAGTCATGACATACATTTGGGCTTCATCAATATGTTGACTAGACACAATAAGATACACATTGAAAACATCTACATTATCATAACCATAACCACTGAGGTTGTAGGTGGGTTGTACCAAAGAAGCATCGAGGAAAGCAGAGTTGGGTTGGGCAACCCCATCGAGTTCCAAAGTGATGCCTTGGGTATCAAAGGTACGCAAAGTGAATGGTGTAGAAGAGAATTGATTGCCGGCTGGATCAGTGACATCTAAACGAATGGTGTAGATTTCACCCATCTCAAGACTAGTAATCGCAACACCTTCGAATCTAGATTGGACCAATGCCGTGGTCAAATGTTCCACAGTTCCAGTATCTCCAGTGGTTGCCAAAGTGATCGAAGTCGATATCTTACTATTGAATGCTGTAAATTTGAAAGAGTATCCAGTGTAAGCTAAACCATCAGTCGCACCATAGAATGGGTTGTATTCATTTACATCAATGTTTTGGAATTGGAAGCGACGATCACTCAAGTTGGAGTCACCCGTAATTATATTATCATCAGTGAAATCGACTACAGGATCATCGACCTTAATGTAGACAGTGTTTGTATCAAAGAGAGTCTTCTTATTCTCACCTACATAAGTAAAAGTATTAATAACTCCAGATCCGAAGAAAGCGTTTGTTGTCCAGTCAGCAGGAAGAGTCGTGGTCAAAGTCCAATTGCGACCATCCAAACTGCTAGGGGTAACCGAAGAATTGAATATACGAATATCGAAGTCACTGGTAACTGCATTGAAGTTTGTTTTGAAGTTTACTGTGATATCATCTGAGTTGGTCAAGAATGTATTTGGAGTTCTACTATTGGTGGTGGTAATGGATGTAATACTCATTTCTTTCAACGAAGTGAAAGTGACTGGAGTGGTACGAGTTACAATAAAGTTTTTCACTCCTGGGGAGTTGTCTTCTGCAATGATTACAAAGATATAAGAAGCGATATTCTTGGATAACGATTCAGGGGAGAAACTAGTGGTATAATAATAAGTGAATGCTGATAAATTTCTGAACTCTTTCGATACATTCGGATCATAGTTGGTATCCACCAAAATTGCTCCCGCTTGGTTACCTTGAGTCTTTGCGAAATTATATAATTGTTCATCTGTGAATGAACCTGTGTCTGAAGCACGAACAAAGAAAGCATAAGTGTTTACTGTAGAAGTCTTATCCAATATTTCATAGGATGGAGCATTGATTCTCATTTCACCAACAGTCGAAGCATAGGCAGGATTCTTACCAATATCAGAAATAGTTGGAGCATCAAAGCCACTGTTCAATAAACTATTGTTTGTTGTGAAAGATGTGCTTTCAATTTGATCAAAAGAGAATGAAATACCAAGTTTTACATTGTAGTCCGTTTGTTCTAATAATCCAGTTAATTGGAGAGAGGATGCTAAATTCGCATAACTAGAAGGAGAAATTCTAGATACATTGTCAATGGTTTGGTTTACAGTGTTGTTTCTGTATACATTGATGGTAAATGGTAATCCAGACATCACATATGGATTGGTATCTAAAGTCATATTCTTTTCGATCGCATTGTATACATTGTTGATGTTCAAGATGTTATGGGGCAACAAAGCAGAGTTCGCGTTCGCACTCAAGTACCAAGAAGTCGCCAAGTCCGCATCACTCAAAGACACACTATTTTGGAAATAGATTTCATTCGAAATATTGGTATGTGTTAAGGTTTGATTAGTGTCAGTGTATACTAGAGAGAATTGTAAGCGTCCATTATTGAATAGTGTTTCATCAATGAATTGATAGGAAGCAGCGTAATCAAAAGAAGGATTAGTGGTAACGGGAGTTAATGCAATAGGGTTGTTATCCTTATCGGTAATTGCTAATTGAAGTTCACTGATGTCGCTATGATCGAATTTCATATTCCACTTGAAGTTGATGATTCTGTTCTTGTACATAATAGAACGATTCGGGAATGCTGCAGGGATGATACCATTTGCTGATACAGTAAAGTTTTGAATTGATTGTTGGAATGATATTTGAGCTGACTTACTAAAGACATTGTTTTGGTAGAAAGTCTCCGTCGCACCGACACCAGTTCCAGTTTCAGATACCAACATGTATACAAAGTAGCTCTTTCCAGTGACAATAGATTCCATTGCACTTGTGGTGATGTTGTAGTATTGTGTAATATTGGAAGTGAATGTCCCACTGCTTGAGTCGATCACTAGACTGGAAGTTGCAATTTGTGAAGATGGATTATTTTCCATAAAGCTCTTAATGCTTTGACCATTAGTGATTCTGGTAGCATCGATTCCTTCATAATTGTATCCATCTACATAAGTGTGAATATCCAAGTCTTGATCCAAAACGAGTACATAGGAATCCACAGGGGTTACTAAATCGTAATAATAACCAGATACAGAAATACTGGGTAACCCTTCAGAACTTTCAACAGCGCTAGTAAGTTGGGCAATAGGAGGTTCGATATCCAATACACGAATCGTGTTGTCTACCTCATTGGTGGAAACTACAGTCAATGCTGAGAAATTGTTAATATGATCACTACCAACAGCAAATACTTTATATAATCCAGTGTATCCTTGAATGAGATCCGCAGTTGAACTCAAGGTAAGAGAGATCAAGTTGTTGATCGCATCTTGTTCAATAAAGTTGGCATCATTCTTAATTTTGATCTTGTGTGCGTTACCATCAGAAGGATCTTGAGCGATTTCATATTCAACAACAGGTAAATATTCACGATTATGGATACCATTAATGCTCTTGGTTGCTTTGATGGATATTTGGTTTTTAATAAAGTTCTTTACAAAACCAGAATCTGAGAATCCACTTTCATCAATTTCTTCATAATAGTTCCAATCTGTTTCCCCCTGTTCAACCTTGTATAGTTTTCCTTCATGATAAGGCAAGGCAATAATAGTGAAAGTGAAATTCTTACCAGGTTTGCGAGTATTTTGTGCGGTACCAGGCATATAACGATTAGACTTTCCTTTATTTCGTTGGCCAGTTCCACCATCCGATTGAAGTTGGAACTTACCTTTACCATTTACTTTGGCGGTGGGATCGCTCTCATCCACAACAATATTTTCATCAGCAATATAGTCAAAAGTCAATTTGATATTTTGACCATCAATACCTTGGAAGTCTACTTTAATTTCAGGAGGTGTATTGTCAACAAGAATGGTTGGAATGGTTGGGACATTCAAAGAGGCACCAATCTCTTTACGACTCAACTCTACATCACCAATCTTGATGATAACATCTGTTTCGACATCCGCAGTGTTCTCATCCAACTCACCCGAAGGGAAATCAGTAGGTATAGACCCCACAAATTTTCTTTTTCCTTGAATATCAGAAATGACCTCAGAACATATGATGTTTTTGGCATCTTGTCCCGTAGGTTTCTTCCGAATAATGATTTGTGTAGTACCCAAATTTAAGCTCATTTATTATAGATGAATAATTAAAATTTTAAAATTTAGCATAAATGTAAATTTAAATGTTTAATATTAAGGGGGGTACCCAATGACAGATCTAAAAAAAATAAAAACTACAATCTCTTATTCAATGTATAACACGAGTTCATTATCACCAGTAACATACATTTGATCTGTAGTGGTTGTTTCATCATAACCTATATCTGGGTCATTAAATGTAAAGATGGGTTCATCATAAGTAATGTTGTTTAATTGTTCGATACTGTATTCAATGGGATACAAAACCCCATCAGACACTTGAATTGGATTATCATTTTCTGAGAAGGATGCTAACGCATAATCGAAAGTTTGATTCCAGCCAGATTCATTAGTCCATCCTGAAGTATAAAAGTACAATCTTGGTTTTGTAATCATATAATTGTGTATTGTAGACAACCCATATCCAGTCGATTGTAATACAAAAGAGTTAGTTGGATCTGTTAAATCTTTCATGAACAAGAGAATCTTCTCTTCATTGATCCCTGAAGGATTGTAGACCAATCGAAAGGTGTACTCTTTATTATCTTCAATGGATAATGCTTCAGAAGTGGGGAGTGATTTAATATTTCCATCTTTTGTGGTTAATCCAATGACTGGTTTTTTCTTATTACTATGTATTGAGTCAGTTCCAACTGTAAATATGTTTCCTCCAACGCCTGGAACATTTTGGCCTACTGAAAAAAATACTCTAGACTTATTAAAGTAGTTCTCATCATATTGTATGGTGCCTTGATAAGAAGAGTTTGTGAGATCAAACAATGTGCATGTGATTTCAATAGTGTACGGTTTACCAGATAATACTAATGGGTCAGTAAAGCTGCGTCTATTCTTAGTTTCATCATAAGTACAATCTTCATCAAGGTCTATGTAAAAAATTTTGCTAAAGATGTTGTTAATTTGAAGATCATAAGGTGTAAAACTCAAATTATATGTTGTGATGATATGATCATTATTGTTGTTGATTTCAGAATTGATAAACTTGTTCATTCGAAAATAAGTGGATGCTTGAATATCATCATTACCTTTTGCATAGTAATTATTATTTCCATAAGGCCAAGTTAATGTCTTCATTTTTTTAAAACAACTTTATTTTAAACAAAAACTAACCCACAACTCTCTTCTTTTTTTACAAATAGATCTCTAAATTGGTATCTGATGATGCAACTTCCGAATCTGCTGCGATTCCTTCAGGTTGGCTCATCTCAGGTTGTTCAAATACAACAGAAGATAGACTATCAATCAAAAACTCCTGGGAATATACAACTCCGTTGGTTACAATTAATGATTGTTCTGTTAAAGTTCCATAGGCATAATCAAAAGTATTATTCCAACCATACTCATTGGTCCAACCTGAAGTATTCAAATACAATCTGGGCTTGGTTACATTGTAATTGAAATTGATGGATAACCCATAACCATGACTTTGAGTTACAAAAGAATCTGTTCCTTTTTTCATGAATAATATCAAACGATTATTTCCTTCTGTTTGCGGATTAAACACTAATTTAAAACTATAAGTTCCAGAAGCATCCAGTTCAATAGATGTATTGATAGGAGGAGCTTTTATGGAAAGATTCTCATTTAAGAATCCGATTACTGGTCTTCGTTTATTAGCAGTGTCTTCAGCATTGGTTCCCACTGTAATCACACCACCTGTTTTTCCAGCAATAGGTTGTCCAATAGAAAAGAACACTCTACTTTTATCGAAATAGGTATCTGCATCCATAACATCCAAATTCATAGTGATATCGATTGTGAAAGGTTTCAAACTATCCAAAAATGGATTTGTTTCACCTTCTAATGATTGGTCTAAATCAATATATTTAACATGACGATAAGGAGGAGAACTTTGTGTAGAATCAAATACAACTGAAGTAATGATATTGCCTTGAATATTATTCATTGGAAAATAAGAAGCATCCATGGTAGTTGCTTGGTCATCAAATGCGTAGTAATAGTTTAAAGCTATGTTGTTTGGAAACTTTAAACTAGGCATACTTGTTTTTAAAATTAAATAAGAATTAGCAAGGTACCCTTTATTTTAAATATTTAAGAAGAGGGAGCTACCATTTGAATATTTTCACCATCATAGTTGAATATAGATTCATCAAAACGAATTCCATTAATGATAGTCATACCATTGAATAAGCGAGTAGTGACAGCATAACTATCTGGGTTGTCTAAGATGGCGGTATCGACTCCTTGCACCAAAGCATCATCTACAGGATTCAACTTACCAGGCTTTCCATATTTCAAGTAAGAGTAAGTCAATTCCAAAAGCTTAAGTTTCCAAGTCAATGGAATATTAGCAGGTACTACAGTTGAAGTAGCTTCATCGACAATATCCCATTCATCATAAGGTACAATTTCAAAAGTAGTGTCATTTCTATCATTTTTCCAATTTCTAAAAGTGATTTTAGGGTAGATTAAGAAATCACCTCCGAAAGCATCATTGATGGTATTCAATGCGACAGATTTAGTGAAATAGTGATAAAATCCTCCGATTCTATCTTCCGTATTTTTAGGAGCAAAATAGAAATAGTTATTTTCATTGGAAGCAGTATCATAACCTAGTGCATATGGACTAAGATCTTCATAAGTATGAGTATGTCCCGCAAAGGTGTCCTCATCTTCTACAGGAATATCATAATAAGAAATGAATTGAATTAAGTGTTTATTGGTATCCTCTGTATGAAGGTTGTTGTTGTTATTGTTTAAGTATTTCGTTTTATTGTAAACACTTAATTCCCCACTCAAGTATCCGAAAGGAAGATATTGGCTAAAGTCACGATCATCAACAGATAACATTTGGTCATTATGGAAGTAGTTGAAATCTACAAAGAATTTATGGTTGAACTCATCGGTGTTTGGAATATAAATATTCACATCAATAATATCATTAATCGAATTCGGTCTAAAGGTTGATATGTATACTTTATTTCTCTTGGTACCCGACTCATCCGTAAGGTTAATATCGACTGAACTTATGTTTTGACTAGTCAATAAAATAGAGTTCCTCAATTGGAATGTTAAACTAGAAGAATCATAAGTATCATAATAAGTACCTGTCTGTTCATTTGGAGCGATTAAACCACTTGAGTTCTTGCTTTCATAAATATACAATTTCGTTAACTCAGTGCTTGGTGTGTCTGGTCGTTCTTTCTTTTGGGTAATATCACCTTTAATACGGTAGTAAGAGTTCTTGTAGCTGCTTAAGCTCACATAATCGAAAGTGGTTCTTTCATCACCTTCGATACCCATACCATTCAAAGGAGACCCATCCGCAAGGATGATACCAGCTGGGTCAGTAATTTGAAGAGGTTTGTCAATAGTCACAATATTCTCTGCAGTAGTGGTAATGGTAGCATCACCAATATGGGTCTCTGATACATAACTAGCATGGAAAGGCGAAACTTCAGTACCAATAGTGGTTGTGTTGGAATCAGAGGGAGTGATATCACCAATAGTGCCAATAGATAGACTTGCTACGCTTAACACAGATTTTACAGTAATATCATCTACAAAGTTGGTTAAGTTGTAAGTATTGGTTCCCAACAAGGTGTCAATGGTACCATCAAAGTCCGCGTTAGATTCGCCATAAGTAGCGGTGTCTTCAGTGGCAGGGAAATGAATAGATTGTACACTGAGTTGATTTTCAATAGTTAAGTTACACAATGAGTCTAAAGAGTCATACTTGAAGTTTCTAAGTTCAACATCATTTTGGATTTGATCAAACCATACAGTATGCATACCAGGACTCAACAAAGATCCTGGAATCGAATTGACACCAGTGATACTCAAATTTAATAAATCATTTACATTTGTATTATGAATGATATTTGCAATAATTTCATTATGTAAATCTTCACCATAGAATAAGTTTGCCATAGTTAATTGTTTTCGATTGAAGCCTGAAGCATTCGCAATATTGGTGTCGCCATTTTCAAGACGATTACCCGCATTGAAACCAGACAAGTCAATTTGTTTAGGTTCCGCAAGAAACCATAAGCGTGAATTTATTTGTCTACGAGTTTCATAGTCTGCTGGTAAGTCATCAAAGTACAAACTAGATAGAGTACCACTAAATACGGGATCTGGGGAAATGACTCGATTCGAGAATTTGTCAACGGTATTGAAGGCAATACCTTCCACATTCTTCATATCATTTACGCCAATTTCAATACCAATTCCATCCCCAGAACCAAACTCAAGACCCGATTTAAACAATACTTTATTGAAGACTTCTAAATCGTAGTTATTTGTATCTGCATTGGCAGATATTTCATCACTTGCACCAATAATAACAGTACCAGAATTATAGAATACATTGGCACCGTTGGTTTGCCATATAGAAGTCGCATCTCCTCCAGTGTTACCAAGGGTGATTTGATTACTAGCACTGTAATTTGATGTTCCGAAGATAGGAAAGCTTTCTTCAGCATCATCTTTGATTACACCACCATCACCAAATATAGCAATTCTTTGTGTAAAATTATTGAACGCATCATATTTGTACAATTCTAAAGCATCATTATTGGTTACTCTGAATCCAAAACCAGTGGATACTGATTGGTCATTTTGACTATCGCTAGTTTTAACTACATTCAAAGTACGCGACATGATGTGTCCATTCGTGAGCATATCTCCTTGAATTTGTACACTTCCAGAGAAGTCCGCCATTTTTGCATCAAATTCAAAGTTTCTCTTGGTTACTTCTCCATAAAGTTGGTGGTCACCTGCATCAATAATATTTGTTCCAGTAGATGCATCAAAAGAAAAAGTAGTGGTAGATATTTCTACTGTATTGTTGCTGTCACCACCTTTAATATGGGTACCATGTTTACCAGTCAATTGAAGTTTGTCATCTGAAGATAATCGCATTTGTGCTGCTTCATCCTGGCCTTCGACGATAAAATGAATATAGCCAGTAGATCCAATAGTTAATACAGTATCTTCGTTAGGATAATCTGCATTTGCGCCCCATGCCATCACAGCACTGGTTAATACAGATGCATACTGAACCGCACTATCATTGGTGTATTCTCGGTACAAATCTATTCCTTTGAAATCAAAAGAAGTATTACTGTCTCCATCATCGTAAATAACATCTGAAATTGTATATGTCATGATTTTTGTGTTTTCCCTTTTTATAATTTGAAGAAAGATAAATACTTGTTCTCTTCATTTTTAAAAAAGAGTATACTTTACTGTATCCTTGGATATGAGTTGAGTAAAAATATTAGAAACATATTATTTTATGTTGGAAATTTAAAAACAAATAGTATGAAATTAAGTTCATTGTTAAGTTTAGTTGTTGCTATAATCCTCATTATAATTGTTTTAGTTGGATGTGTATTCGCAATCGTTTATTATATTAAAGAATATATCATTAAATGGAGACCTTGGGGTAACTTTGCAGATTTAAATGATCAAATTAAATATTGGTCAAATAGATTCAGAGAATGCCTACAAGGCTTTGAACATCTTCAAGAGCTATTTGAAGACTCAGACAAAACAAGACTTGAGTCATTTATGCGCAATGTATGTGGATTAGAATACTCAACCAAAGATATTACTTCAGAAATTAAAGAGTTAGATTCAATATTTGAAGAAACAATTGAAAACAATATGACATTGTTGAAAGGTCTAAAAACCACTTATGATGAGATACATAAGAAGTTTGAGAATACTCCATTAGAACGATTGACACTCAAATCAAAAATCATAAAGAAGTTTGATAGTTTGAATATGGTTGACATTGGTGACGACCTGTTCTGTTATAAGATGTCAGATGAACCAATAACCAATGAGGCAGAATTATTTATAAGAGTTTTTTTGATGGATTTTATCATTGATTTTCAAAAGACATTATGTAAATACGATACAACACGATTCTTTGCATTTTATCATGATGAAAACACCAACTTTAATATGAAACAAGCTTTACGAGATATAGAAAGACAGAAAAGTAAAAAGGATACTAAAATTTCAAGAAATAAAGTGGATCAAGAGAATGATATTGCTGCTTTCTTTGCAGGAGCTTTTACAGGAATGATACCAGGAATGGAACGCACTAAAGTGTCGATTGAAAAGAATTATGAAAGTCAAACCTTGTCCCATTACAAAGAGCCCACTAATGAAAGTAAATTAATCAATAATGTGAAGATTGAATATTTATCAAAATTGTACAAGGACAACCTTGTTAATTTGCTTGGAGAAGATCGTAGTACTGATATGATTGGTAATATGAAAACTGATTTGACGAAAAGTATTTTCAGGAGAATTTTAATTGAAATCGCGAAAGTAGATCAAAATATAAACTATAAAATATTAACCGACTTTCTAAAACTAGGAACAGATGACATAAAAGACAATGCACAACTACAAACCTTAATACAATTCTATAAACGAGAACAAGCGAAACTAGATTCAGACCATTGCCTAGAAGATAAAAAGAATGATGCCACAGAATATCAAACAGAAGACGAGCTTATTGAAGCATTAGATCTAACATTATACGAATTCAGAATAGAAAAAAATGAAGAGGATAAAAATTATAAGATATTCAAAGACCTTAAGTCACAAGTAAAAGAATATGAAATTATGCTTACATCATTAGAGTCTGAATTTGGTGCTGGTTTAATGATGGTTCACTATGATGAAATGATGCAACTTTTTCATACACTCATCTTACTAGAGGAATATAGGGCAAATAAAGAGTCAATTGATGTAATAATCGATTATGCAGAGGAAGATAAGAACAAGTATTTTGAAATCATTCGATCTTTACAAGAGTTAAATATCCTAATATCTCATGACTTTATGTACCTTCAATATTATGATATGTGTCGAGCATCCAATTTGGAAAGAAAAATGATTTACTATCTAGATATATTCGATCGTTATGGTGATTATGTAGCCACATTAGCTGAAATTCAATTGTACTCTTACGAGTACTTTGATTATCGAATAAAGTCGACTCGTCACAAAAAACTTAGATCTTCTATGATCAACAGTTTTGTAGATTGGGTGTATTCGATTCGAAAAAGCATGCATAATATTGCAAAGAAACCGGGTATTTTTATTCTTAATAATTTTGAATGGGCCATGGAAGGGTTTACGGATGAATATGAACAGTTTTCTAATGACGAAAACTACAAAAATAAAAAGGGAGATGTCATCGAACCATTTACTAAAAGCATAAGTAGATTCTTCAAAGGAATCCTGGATTTCATCAAGACTTTGTTGAAAATGGTCAAAATAATAACAGATCCCATCAAAATCATCAAAATACTCATTGTGTCAGTGTATTCGATTATTGTGATCTTAATGTCCTATATCGAACTAATTACATGCTTTTTTACAGGAATATTTTTGATAGCTTGTTTATTGGTTATAATTGTTAACCTATCAATACCATCACTCTTCTTTATAGCATTTATTTTTGTTATAGCATTCCAGGAAATTTATCTATTTGGAACTTTAATAGGAGCTACAACTGGAAGTAACAAATCATATTTAGGCTATTGGGCTTATAATTTAACAGCAGCTGAAAATGATATCAGGAACTGGCACCGTACTCCAGGATTTGATCAAGGAAATAAAATAGATACTACGATAATTGGTCATACTACTCCATGTCCTAGAAACTATGATAAACAAATTATTTATTGTATTAAAAATCCAAATTACTTACCCACCTTTTCACATCAAGCTAACATTTATAAAATTGCAACTGGGGATCAACCATCTGGTGAAATGAACTATCGACAAATTCAAAAAACACCCGACTTCTTAAATAAGTCTACTGGTAGGAAAAAACAAGCTGTCCGTATAGCAAATAATAACAAACGATCACACTACACAAATAATAAATATTTCTTTGACAAACATGACAATATCAAAAACTACCTCAAAACAATATGTTTGAATCCAGATCAATTTGATGTTGGATCAGACATAGACAAACTAAAACAACAATGTGCACAATTATTCTGTAAAAATGGTAGTTATATATCATCTTGTGTAAGTGTTCCGCCAACTGACTTATCAGTTTCATCTATCCTCAATTCAGAACTAAAAACGATTGGTCGATACATGAATATCATATTTTCAATAATCTTAGTTGTTATCATCATCGCATTCCTCACGAGAAAAGACATGTTACAAGATGCTTCACCATTAAATATTTCGATACCAAAACTTCCTCAATTATCTTCAATTGTTCCAAAGTAGGATCCTTTTTATAAGTGTCAAAAAAAATTTCACGAATCAAAGCACGATCTGGAGTATCAATTACAATTAATGGATTTTCCAAGGTCTTTAACTCTTTCATCAACAAATAAATATTTCTTTTCCTCATTTAATATCCTAGTTGATCATAGTAAATGGGATATTAAAAAACCAGCAATTATAACCCATATTCTTTCAATATTCTAGAGAGATATTGAAATCAATGAAGTTATAATTCTGTTATAAAAATGAATGCACAATAATCTTTATTTTTTTTTAATGATTTTAGAATTGTAATACTTTACATACATACTTAGATCATACATACATACTTACAATAACCTTTCTCACCATCTCTCAATGTTGAGGAGGAGGTGTCATTTTTTGATTGTACTTTTGAACATGATTATCACACATGAGTGGACCACCAAGTACACCACTTACATTGACTGCTTGAAGACCATTTTTACCATTTTCAATGTCAAAGCTTACATACTCACCCTTACGAAGGGTCCTAAAATTACTATTGAGTGGCTTAATTCCAGAATGATGTACGAAGATGTTCACACCTTTGTGCTCACCCTGATACACTGTAATAAAACCGTATCCTAGTTTCTTATTGAACCACTTGCAGTTACCTACAAGTTCGCCATGTTCAACATCACAGACTTCTTCTTTTACATACTTCATAGCAGCGGTTTCTTGTTCAGACAGCATAGGAGAATCGGGCGATTGATTATCCATGTTACGCTTTGGATATATATGATTTGTTCTAAAACTTTAAATAATTTTGTTTGACAAATGAAATAATAAATTGATGATTTTCTTGTTTATATTGATAGTGATAGCATTTCTTCTTTTGTATGTTCAGTCGTATTTCAAGATTCCAAAGGAGACACAAATCATTCAAACAACTTTATCTACTTTCCACCCAGATCTTCTTTTAGAAAAACAGCCTATTTATGTGAATGATAGCATTTACAATCCTGCGGATGTGATTAGTACTGTTTTTAAGTATCAATATATTCAAAAGGTGTTATCATTATCCAACAGGGATTATATAAAGAAGAATCTCAGTCGGTTCGTGTTGATCTATAATGATAGTGACAATATGGTAGAAGTAGACATCTCCAACCCACATCTTCAAAAGAGTTTGCGATATTATAATGGCTTGTTTGTAAACAAGTTTTATAAGGTCGTAAAGAATAAAACCGATTCCCTAGATAAAACGAACTTCACCAAGATATTATTGAAGCCATATAACATGATTGTATTACCAATCAGCTGGGTCTATCAAACAAATACATCGAATCTATTAGAGATCCATCTCTTTGATATGATAACCAAGGCTTACTCATTTTTTGCGTAAAGTCATATTCACTTTAATTGTAGAATCCTCAATGACAGTAACTTTAGGATTATTGATATGTTCTTCTAATTGCTCAATCATCTTGTTATATTTCTTTTCTTCTTCCTCAATCAAACGATCCATGAGCTCTTTCGGTTGAGTTTTCAATGCCTTCAATACAGGAATCTTTATGTTTGGCATCATCACAAGATAGTGTACAAACATGATTAAATGGATCTTGGTCAAGTAAATGAGAGTATCTTTGTCATTCACATATTTTTGAAGGTTGGATGCTTTGATGTTAGTTTTCAAAAACTTAACCACCCATTCTTGAACATCAGTACGAAAGGTGATTTGTGTTTTGATATTTTCAAAAGAATCTTTGTTATGGAGCCAAATATAGAATATATATCCCCATAAATCAGACTTATGAATCAATGGGATTTTTTCAGTCTTGATCATACCATCTGGAGACAGCACATCTTTTGATACCATGGTTTCTATTGTTTTGTTAGCATACTTTTCTGAAGATTTGAAGTTAGGTCCGAATATTGTGGTCATATCTTTTTTGATATATTATACATATTTTTATCTTTGCTTTGTGATTGATTTTGATTTTTAAGAATGATCACCTTGACCTGATTTTGTGTAAAATCGATCATGGGTTCTACTGGTTTGAATGGTTTCTTTTCTGGGAGAGTGAATAACACATCAAAATCTTCCAAATCAGTAGTATCCTCTTCATCTCCGATTCTATTTTTAGTGGTGGTTTTACTGTGATTCATTGGATATTTATCAATCGCTTCTTGTTCAAGTGTAAGTGTTGTAAAATCGGTTTGGCACATTTCATTATACAAATAATCTACTTTCATTGCGCATTGTAGAATTACTGGAAGGTAGAAGGTGTTTTTAGTACTATATACTTTCTCAAAATGGGGTGTAGATGCTATATTGAATGCAAGCAGTAACAGATTAAAATGAGGTTTAAGCATAAACAAATACAGCACATACCAGCATTGAAATCGATCAGATATAGATAAGCATAAAAACACTAGCACACTATAAAAGTTGTCTGGGAATATATCTTGAAAATTGTCTTTGAATTCTGATAGTTCTGATTGTTGTTTTAGTTTTTGTAGATTGATTATTGCTTTGTATCGATATAGAAGAGATAGCTTTTCGGTAATCATGTTGGGTTTATAATCCTGCTTACAATAATACAATAATGAATGAATCAATGATTGATGCGTATCATCTAGATTACATAATTGTTTCAGACCAGAGAGATATGTCATGCTGCTGATCATCTTATTTCGGAATGACATATGGAATGGAGGGATATCAATATTGTTTGATTCTATCGTTTTTTTGAGAGTCTTTATCATTTTAATTTTCGGTTTTCTTGGAAGTTGTAAAAGCGCTACAAATAGCTCACATAAGGATACACGCACAATTCGTTTCGAAATAGAGTGGGAACATTCTTGGATTGAAAGAATACGATCTACCATGAAATGAATGAACATTACATTGTCGTTCATATAATGATCACTATATTGAGTGATCAGAAAGGTGATCAATGTTTTTACTTTTTTTTTACATCCATATTGAGCTACAGTTTGACATGTTTTTAAAATATCTCTTGAAATGATATGGTTTTCCAAATCATTCATGATTTATTGCTTTAGATGTTTATTGTTTTTAATATAATTAAATATCTTATAGTAGTTGACCATACCTTGGATATAAAATACCATCACATTTCGTTTCAACTCTAATTCAATAGCAATCAACTGATCATGACTAAGATCATTCAATTTGTAAGATTTGCTAGACTTATCAAAAGAGATCAACTTATGAATGATTGAAGTTACACCATTGAGATTCATAAGATAATCATTCTTGAATTTTTGGAAAAGACTCTTGATTGTTTTATCATAAGGAATCATCATTTTCTGTTTATCATAACACAGTTCGTATGAAATGATTGGTTTGTCCTTCGCTACAAAAAACATAAAATGTTCGCTTTTCACACCACCACCACTTTGACATCTCATGTCGATCGGAATACCTTCATAAATCATTTGATAAGTCTCTAATGACAATAAGGTATCTTTACATATCAACTCTGATATTTTGCGTTTGTTCATATTACCAAACAACTGCTTCAAATGGTTCAAGAAGGTTCGAGCTTCTTCTTCAGTCAACAATTCATCCACAAATCGTTTCAACCCCTTGAGCTTACTGAAATCGACTCGTTCCCCTCCATCCAATGGCTCTTGGTTCATCCCACAGTAAGACACTTGGAACATCCCATCCACATTATCAATGTTACGGAACAAAATGCCAGGTAAAGAGTAGTCACCACCATTTTCAATATCATACATTTCACGAATCATGGAGAGAATCTTCAATGTTCTGGTGTAATGAGATGTGATAATACTACACAATTCCTTCTTGGTTATATTTTGGTTTTTTAAAGTGACCTCATTGGTTTTCTTCGGAACAAAATATATATTAGAAGCTAATTCATGTAAGTGAATCTTTAGATGTTTGTTTAATTTATCTTCTACAACCATCGTATATTCATTACATATGCTATCATTCATAAAATTGTAACTTGGATCAACAAATTTATCATTCTTCGTAATGATTTTGTTAATGATGGACTCAATGTTCTTTAGTTCCTTTTCAAATACCTTCTCAGGAGATTTCATGGTAGAAGAAGATCCACCCATTGTTGTATTTTACATTTAACAAACAATTTAAAAACATTGGTGAAATATTGCTTCTCGAATCTCCACTGGCCTTCACTATCAATGATCACACAACCATCATAGTTTTCATCATTCCATTTAAATGCACAATTACCACAATAATGTTTGATGATGAAAGGTATATCATGATGATGCCATATGATAAGAACATCGATGTCTTTACAAGATGATAATGGTGGTAAATCTTCAATGGATATGAGTTGTATTGGTTTATCAAAATGAGTAGCAATGATGGTTGCTGTTTGAATGGGTCGAATATGTTTGGATTCTTTGGCGAAGCAGGTGAATATCTTGGGTTGAGGACATATTTTTAGAAAGATGAATATATAGTTTATAGGATCTGTCCATTCCTAATTTGGATAGACAATTGGTATGTATATCTCCTTGTTGATGTCTTAGAATATAGATCATGATTTAAGGTAAAAATTGAAATTAAATTCAAATCATTGAACCACTTCAGATTCATTCTCTTATAAAATGCATTCTTTTCAAAATGAAATCATTTTGGGTTCATATTTGGATTGTAAAGAGAGTATGTATATAGAGTTCAAAGAGTTCTGTTTGAAGGAGTATATTCATAACTATCTGACAACCAAACAGGTCAAAGACATGGTTCATCATGGAAAACTTCCAAAGAAGTTTGATTACTTGGTGATTAACAACTTGGAAAGATACATCGATATCTATTTGTCAAAATATGCTTCTTCTTTTCACAATTCCAAAACGAAAGAGTCTTCTCCGATGAACTTCATTATTGGAGTGAATGATGATTCAGAAATCACAGGAATCCCGTTCTCTGGTTGTATTGATGCTTTATGCGATCATTTGAAACAATACATGAATCAACATATTGATTTTTATATGAAAGATAAATGCTGTTTACAGTTTGATATTCACACAAAAGAATGTGAGATTGATCAAGCATATTTGGATGATTCCTTTTTGACGAATCAGATCGAACATCATAATAGAATCATGAACCACTTCCATATTTGTAACAAAAAATACACCAAAAAAAGAAAACAATGGTTCAATACGATTATGCGTTATAAAGGTAAACTTCAGAATGCGGTATGTGATCCCTTATTCATTGCAGAGTTTACGGATTATCTCAAATCAATCCATAAATATGAAGCGTTTAAGGAACATTTACACACCCATTATACTTATGATCCTGATCAAGTGAAATACTTCAAAGACAATCCGAATCACTTCATGTATTGGGTGATTCAATACAAAGATATGAAAGCAAATGAATGGATGACAAAAAAACCAATCCCACCTTCTCTCCAGAAACTTCCTAATATTGAATTCTGTGCCTCTACACAACTCTCGATGTTGCGCTATCGTCTCATTCGAGAGAATCAAAAACTGAAATACTTTACCATCTATATTACCATTTCAAAAAACAATGATTGTTCTAAGAAGCTATACTTCAAAGACCATCGTCATCATTTATGGAGAACAATGTGTAGAATGATTGATAATAATGAGCCTCATTCATTTGATATTTGAATGAAGAATTTGAAGAAATTTGATTTTTTTATGATCAGATATAAAGACAATCGTCTTAACACACTTACACTTACACTTATTTGTGGAAAATGGCAAAGAAACGATGTGCTTTCTGTAAGACCACAAATGCTCTCAAGTTAGACTGTAAGTTCTGTTCTGAATCATTCTGTACCTATTGTTTGATGCCAGAGAAGCATATGTGTTCAAAAATGAAAGAATGTAAAGAGCAACATCAGTCTCGTTTAGAGAAGGAATTGATGGCAAATAAATGTGTGAAACGAAAAATAGAAGTGATTTAAAATCGAGTATATATATTATAAATAGTGAATCATGGATCTTAGCGAAATCAAACAAAGAGAGAAAGAAGAAGAAATTCTTCTTCAAGAGACGAGCAATCGTTATGTTTTATTCCCAGTAAAACATAATAATGTATGGGAGTATTATAAAAAGGCAGTTGCTAGTTTCTGGACTCCAGAAGAGATTAGTTTCTCAGACATAGAAGATTGGAATAAGCTAAGTGAAAATGAAAAAACATTTATAAAAAATGTACTTGCATTCTTTGCTGGAAGTGATGGGATTGTGAATGAGAATTTGGTATGTCGATTTATGAATGATGTACCCATTCCTGAAGTACAAGCCTTTTACTCCTTTCAGATTGCTATCGAAACCATTCATAGTGAAACCTATTCTTTATTGATTGATACATATATCAAAGATGATAGTGAAAAAGAAGTGCTTTTTGATGCGATCAATCAGATTCCATGTATTCAGAAGAAAGCACAATGGGCGTTGAAGTGGATTGCGGATCAAGATACACCATTCGCTGCTAGATTGATCGCATTCGCGATTGTAGAAGGAGTGTTCTTTTCTTCAGCATTTGCATCCATTTATTATATTAAGGAAAAGGGATTGTTGCATTCATTGACATTTAGCAATGAATTAATTAGTAGGGATGAGAGTCTTCATACAGAATTTGCGGTCTTATTGTATGGGATGATCAAGAACAAACTTAGACAAGAAGATGTGTACACGATTGTTCGTGAAGCAGTAGATATAGAGATAGAGTTTACTTGTGAGAGTATACCTTGTAGATTGTTAGGGATGAATAGTGACATCATGACAGAGTATGTAAAGTACATTGCTGATCGTCTTATAGTCCAATTAGGATATGAACCATTGTATCAAATTCATAAATGCCCATTGGATTTCATGGAGCGTATTTCGATTACCAATAAGTCTAATTTTTTTGAAGTGAGAGTATCTGAATATAGTAAGGCAAATGTTGGTAATAAAATAGAAAAAATTAATTTTGATTTTAATAGCAATGATAGTGATGATTTCTAAAGAACACACAATCTGAATCATTTATCGAATGCTATTGTGAACATCTTCTTCTGATTTAGGGAGAATATAGTCTTTGTATTTTAGCAGTTTTTTGTAGCATTTGTTGATAGTAACTTCTGATATTTCACATGCTTTCGCGATATCTTTCTTAGAGATGTTCATTTTATAGTGAACGCTAATCAAGTAGATACAACCAGCAGCAATCGATGGAGGAGCATTCTCACTTACAATGCTATACTCTTCAGCCTTTTGAATAACATAGTTACATATGTCAACAATATCATTCTTGTTTAGTTTAGAACAGAATCGTACAATAAAGTCATAAGGATTGGATGATTTGGTAGACATCTTCATAATATCATTGAATTTCTTACAGCCTTTGGTCATCGTTGTAATATTGAGATTGAACATCTTGGCGATCTCCTTGGCACTCCTTGGGACTTCATTGGTTTTACAAGACATATAGACACTGGATGCGATCAAACCATTACGGTTATCACCTCGTGATATTTTCTTATCACTTATAGATTTGTACATCATCTTGGCATCTTCAATAATGGACGAAGGAATTCCATTATTGGTAGCATTCGTATTGAGTGATTCCATAACATGAAGAAGACTACGCTCTTTATAAGGCATGGATTGAAACATTTGGAATCTACGGATTCGTTGAAACTCATAACCATTCTTTTTTACATTTTCGGTACCAATGATTGTACCTAAAGATGATTTGGGGATAAAGATGTTGGATGGAGTCCCAACTCGAGTTGGATTCGCTGATTTGTTATCATCGAATCCATAATAACGCCATTCAGCATTTCCATCAATATATCTAGATTCAATCGTGTGACAGGAATCACATGAATAGTCACCATCAGTTAATATGTATTTATTGACTTGACCACAATTAGTACAAACAAACTCTTTGTCAACATCAATGACAGCATGAAGACCAGATTTCGGATTATTCGATTCATTTAACCCTTCTAAATGGGTCCATATTTCATCATTGTCTGATAAAAATGGATCCATATCTAAAGAATAACTTCGTAATTTATTTCTAAATATGGTTTTCAAATTTTTGTCCAATTTGTGGCTGACAAACAATAAGACCGAGTTCACAAATATGACGAAAGAAAGCACGCGAAAAAACAATTTAGTCAAACTAGATCTCACTACACCAAACAAAATGAATATAGAAATGACCTCTCATGCTTTTTTGAATATGAAAACAATCCTTGTATTGTACAATGACATTCATTCATTAATTGAATTCTTGAAAGAGTTTGTGGTCGTACAAGGTGGAGGACAATCGTATATGAATGAGTTGGAATCAATCATTAAAATGAATTTAGGTGTAAACTAAAAACGGAGAAAAATAAAAAATGCATCCGGTATGGGGATCGAACCCACAACCTTTCGATTAGAAGTCGAATGCTCTATCCAATTGAGCTAACCGGACACACAGAGAAGACCCAATGAATCTTCTCATTCATTCTTTATTGGGAAATGTTTAAATCATTTATTGGATACTTTTTTTGTTTGATGAATGGTTGATGATGTCTCATGTGAAGTATAAATTTGGTTTCCAAATTCACCATAAATCATAAACAACAAAACACAATGGAACGATTCAAGATCAACATGTTTCAGTGTATTGTTAAAGTGAACACCGATGAATCAATAAAAATACTCGAAAGTAGTTTAGAAGACATACCCCATAAATGTTATGCTCCTGGAAGTTTAGGGAAAGAAGTGAAAGATAAGAAGAACTATCAAATTGGGTCTATCTCTTTGAAATGTGAATTGCACAAACAAAATGTTTCTATTTTGTTATTTAGTACACACAAGATGAAGATTAGTGGGGGATTGAATATTGGAAAGGAGATGACAAATGAGGAGTTTGATTGTTTTTTTCATCATCAAATCATTGTTCCAGTCATTCAATACATCTATAAAAAGGAGATGCTTTATGAGTTGGAGAAGAAGATGATCAATGCGACGATGTATCGTTCTAAGTGTATTGGAAAGATTCATTTCATGGAGTTTATTGAAAACTTGAAAAAAGTATTCATAGATGATCAGGTGATCATGCCAGATATCATGATAAAGAATGGGAATAAAAGAGGTAGGATATGTGCAGTCAAGGTGAAACGGAAGAATGGAAAAGGTCAGTTTGCGGTCGATCATGGGGGCAATGTACAGTTTTTTTCATATGATTGTTTGTATAGTTTACAAAAGCATAAGTCAGAGTTAATGAAGGTATGGTTATGATAAGTTTTAATGATATTATCTTTGATATCTATTGGTATATAGTTGAAATCGATCATTTTCGTATTAAACTCATAGTTTTCTTTTTGTTGTGAAGTGAATCCTCCTACAAAATGATCGATCATATTGCCATGCTTACATTGATTGAGTATATGATTTGCTTTGGTTTTGGATATAACTCCTTTAATATTATCAGAGGGATCGCCAATAAGTATTTTAGAGAGCATAGTTTTTTTACTACAACCATCAATTAGTTTTGGTTTAAGACTCTTACCTTGTAAATTGATAATATCATGAACTTTATTCATTAACTGTAGATAGTCATTATCATTTGTGATGATAATAATGTTATTTCTGGGGTTTTCAGATTGAATACAATCAATCATTACTGCAATACAATCATCAGCTTCAGCACGGTCTACATAGAATTCATGGATGCAATAATATTTTTTCATGAGCCTTGGCAAAACTCGACTATACACATGTTCGAATATCAAACCATCAAAATGATCTTTTTTCTTAACATGATCACGACAAGCTTTATAACCTTGAAAATGATCAAGTCTCCAAATGTTCGCTCTTGAACAGTCTTTCGCAAAAATGATTTGCAAGTCACTACTCAATGCTAAGTTTTTGATTCCATAATTCTGTTTGACAATCTTGAGGAGAGACTTTTCGAACATTTCGTCGAATTTATTCATAAATTCTTTGTTTTCGAGAACATTTTTAAGATTTGGGGTGGTCTTGGTAGATAATTTGATATAATTCACAATGGCAAAATATCTGTAAAACACAAAATAGGATAGATCTATTAATAAGTATCTCATAATTAACAATCTCTTATGATACTCTCTTTAATTACATTCTTTCATTTTTTCAAACAAAACATAACCACAAACAAACACCATATCATGATTAATATCGCATTATACCAAGCGAGTGTGTTGCATTTACCTGATATTAAACATTGAACACTTATTACACTAATAATACAGGAAGGTAACATGATTAAAGCAAACATTAATCGTTCATTTAAGGTGTATTTTTTAGAACTAGGGTCATCTTTACAAGGAATAATTACTGAAATCAAAAGAATCGCATAGGCAACAATGGTCACAATGGTGGATGGATGGAGCTTCTTCAAAAACTTCATATTTTACTTAGTGTTTATATTTTAAAAATTTGATTTATAAGATTCCAAAGTAAGGTAACTATAGCCATTTGATTCTAACTCTCGAGACCAATGGGGATCCCTTTGTACTTCAAGAAGATTACGCATGAATTTACGAATATTGTATCAGATACAAAACCAAAGGAAGAAGTTTCTAGATTGTTTCTAGATTTTAATTGTGCGATTCATTTTTGTAGTAATCAGATCAAGTCGAAGAAGTTGAATCTATCAGATGGAGAGTTTGAAGAAAAGCTTATTCATGACTGTAAGAAATACATCCTTCATTTAAAAGAACATGTACAACCTCATGATCTGGTGTATGTATCAATCGATGGAATTGTTCCAATGGCTAAAATTTCTCAACAACGAAAGCGTCGGTTTTTTAGTGATTTGAAAAACAAAAACTCGAAAGAATGGAATAGCAATGCGATTACTCCAGGAACAAAATTTATGAAAAAGTTGATTGAAGAGTTGGAATCGTTTAGCAGAGCATATGATTTTAAGATTATTATCGATGCGGAAAGAGGTGAAGGAGAACATAAGATATGTCATTTCATTCGTAATGAGCCATCTCCAAAAGGATTAGATGTTGTCTATGGAATGGATGCAGATATGATTCTGTTGACGATGTTGTCGAAACATTCAGATCATACTTACTTGTTGAGAGAACATGTTCAAGACCCAACTTCCTTGATTTATATGAGCATCAATAACACAAAGCAGAAGGTTTATGAACAGTTCTCCACATTCATTCAAGATAGAACATCTTCAAAAGAGTTCCTTATTCATTGTTATATTGTATTGACCTTCTTTTTGGGAAATGATTTCCTTCCCAACTTATCCTATATTTCCCTTCGTTCAGATGGTCTATCTCATCTTTTGGAAGCATACAAACAGAGTGTAAAAGAAACCAATGAACATATTTTGGATAAGTCAATGACGAAATTGAATGATAAATTTATGCAACTGTTCATTATGAAATTGTCAAATAAAGAGGATCATGAGTTTTATGAACAAGAGAAAGCCTACTACAAGTATCATTATGGTAATAGACGAAAAAATGACACAAATGAAGAAAATTATCCGATTGAAAATAAATTCCCGAAAGTAATCAAATCAAACGAAGAAGGATGGCGTCAAAACTATTATTACTATCTGTTTCTAAAGTCATCAGACACAAGTATTATCAATACGGTTTGTAAAAAATATGTACAAGGATTTGAATGGCTTATATCCTATTACTTTAAACAGGAAACAGAGTGGTTTTGGTTTTATCCGTATAATTACTCGCCAACAATCATGGATTTATCTAATTATATCATGATTACTGATATAAGCATAATTGATCTCGAGACAAAATATACCCATGACATTCAATCTATTGATCAACTTATTATGGTTCTTCCTCCATCATCCATTGATCTACTTCCCGATGAATCATCAAAGAAAATTATGCGTGACACATCATATGGATGTGGTCATTTATTTCCCACCCAATTTGATATATGTACATTTATGAAGTATCGATTACACGAATGTGGATCACAAGGTCTATTCTTACAAGAGCCTGTAAGAGTAGAAAGGATCTTGGCTCAGTGATTATTGGAAAAGGAGTTCGAATGTATTCTTGTTGTTAATATGTAATTTGGTGTCTTCTATTTTTTGAATTTTGTAATAAATGATTTTCTTTTTTGTTACGATTCGCTCTTTTCTGGAGAGAGTATAATTGAATAGTTTGAGGAATTGGCTGAGAACTGTAATAGCTCTTTTTTCATTCAAATCATTCAAATATATTTTGGCTTTACAAGGAAGATAATACATGACAATTTCGAGTAGCATGTTTTCAAGTTTTTCCACAGTATTGTGTTCGATTAAGTCACCTTTGCTAAACTCGAGTGTATCATCAAAGCCATTTAAACCATAACATTTCAGAAAATCATTCATGAATTCAACCGAGGGTTGTTCGCTGAACAATTGAAAATATTTCATCGTGTTATAATTTACCCTAATATCTTTCTGCGTAACCCCAATATATAATTTTTATTGACCCTCATTTTTAAACTTCTCTAAAACATTTATGAACGCAGTAGTCAATTCTTTTTTCGATGTCAAAGGTGATATTATAAAACACCCCATTTTATTTAAATTCACAGTCGAATTACAAATCTCCACAAACTCATCTTGGGTCATATTTTCAATCATCTTCAAGAAGGTTGGCAATGTGCATTTATGATGCTTGGGTAAATGAGACAATGTGCTTTGGAAATCAAAAGCTTTATCATTATTAGTGAGATCGAAATTCATTCTCTGAACGAAGTCTTTCTTGAATTTCTCGAATTTACTCTTGCTCATCTTGTTCTTAGTATACAAGTTGTCATTCATTATTTTAAAAATGTCTTCAATAATTTGAATACAATTGCTAGAACTAGTATTCAACCCAATAGTATACATTCCAAAATGTTCAAATAGTTCGATATCACTGATGATATTATATGCCAACCCTTTCTTTGTTCGAATATGTTCAAAAAGCAAACTATATTTACTATTCTTGGATAAAACAAACTGTATAAACTGAACATATAAATGTTGGATCTCATGTTTGGATGGAATTTTAAATACAAAATAAATCGCGTTTTGTTTTTTGGGTGGACAATCATGAACCACCAAAGAATAGTCAAAACGCTTAAAATCACATTCCTCCTTAAATGTGTTGTACAATTTCTTTGCTATTGGTGGGTTAATTTGGACCTTGTATTTGATGAATGCTCTTTTTAACATACGCTTCATCGCAGATTTTTGAGAGGATGCACAAGAACACATAATGTTCGCATTGGATAAATGATAGAAATAATCATTATAATCCTTTATTACCTTTTTAGTCGCATTATTAATGTCAGACTTTGTACCAACTATTAGATTGTTATATAAATTATTATCATCAACTATTGTTTCAAGCAATGAATTGAAAAACTCAGATTTGGTACGCGTCAAGTACATCTCTTCAATGACCACCTTCTTTTCATTTTCAAGATCCACATCCGAAAATGAAGTATTGAATACAATATCTACACAATGATCAATCGCATCCTTCATAAACTCTTGACTACACTTAATATAATAAGAAGTCACATCCTTCGTAGTGTAAGCATTCACAATACCACTATTTTCTAAATACAACTTACTATTCTTTGATTTGTGAAATTTGATATGTTCCAATAAATGACTATATCCATAGATTCCTTCACTTTCATGAATAGCACCACAATTGATAGTTACTTGAATCATAAAAATATTATCATTGTTCGTGGTAATAGTTACATTATTTTTTACAATGTCATTTAGTTCCATTTTAATGTAGAACAAGATATTAAAATCATCCCCTTTTTTTCAGTTTAGACATCGCTTTAAGCAACTCTTCTTGAGATATCGCACTTAATCCAGAACGAATAATTGGTTTGGGTGATTTATTGTTTTTATATTGTGATATCACTTTTGTATTCTTCATACTTGGTGGTGGAGGCGGAGGAGGCATCGGAATGGATTTTGTAGAGATGGAGGAGAGTGGTTTTGGGTTCGTTAAAAGATTCATGGTTTGATTTACATGTGAATAAGGTAACAACTTCATGATTTGTATCAATTTCATTTCAAATTGAACCTTCATTCCTTTAAACACAATCCCATGTAAATGAAATAAAATCTTGACCTGATCGTCACGAACAATATCTTGAATGCTTATCTGTCGACCATCTTCATCATAACTTGATATATCACTTATGTTCACATTGTAAAAGCGTAATGTATGTGCATCATTAGTATATGATTTGATTTGATTCAAATCGATTTCATGATCGCTCTTGCTTTTTTTCTTGATCACTTTGACACAAAACTCTTTGAGTCTTTCGATGAATTTATTCGAGTCACCAACAAACTCAATATTGAATGACTTTTCATCATTGGAGTATGTTTTGTTCCATGCTAATCGTAATTTAGGCGAGGTCATGTATATAGACTTTAATACCATATCATTCGATGAAGTGAATACAGGAATAAATGATTTGGTTGGATATGAATATGATGCCCCATACTTGACCTCTACTGATTTAAGGTTTTGACAAATGCTATACATTTATGGATAAACAGACACGCTACAACATTATATTGAAAGAAGATTTGATTTTTAAGTCAATACATGAACACTACAAAGACAATGATGATCTTCTAAAAAAAATCAAGACAGTGATGGGACTAGAAAGTTTTCATCAAGATAATGTGATATGGTTACACAAGAATAAGGACTTACTTGTAACAAATACCTTCTCCAAATAATTTACCATTCAAAAGTTCTGATTTGAAATTTAAGGAGTTATTCAGAATTTTATATGATACAAATACACTAAATCCGATCAATCCAAAAGCTAGAGTAATATTGGTGAAGGTAGAATTAATGTCCATGATTGAGTTATCCAGTTGTTTCAATTCGTTTAACATATTTTCTTCTTCTTCTGTATATTTCATCATTTCTTTCATCGATTCGAGTTTATAATCAGCTTTAATTTGTTCAGAATTATTTACAAAGTTCATTCCATAAGGAGTGATCATCATAGGATTACCACCTTGTTGATTCCCATCAAATATTGGATTTTCATTATAAATCCCCCCTCGTTGTTCATTACTGATTAACTCTTTTTTCCTCAATCTATCAAGGGTTGATTTGTAATCCTCATAAATAGTATCTATATCATCTAAAGTATTAAATAATTGATTGAACTCTGCATCTTCATTTGTATTCATTTTAATGTATTCAGATACCTTTTCAAGAATAGGTTGAATGATAGATTGTGAATTTGGGTAGTTAGCTTCAATTTCATTTATGGCCTTACTATTATAGTTATCAATATCTAATGATTTTATCTTGGATTGAAGTGATGATCTAGAATCCTTGAGTTCTTTTAGCGTATTTTCGTCAGAAGGATCCACTTTTTTCAACAATATATTTATACGATCAAATTTAGCATCCAACGCATCTTTCATCAAACTCTTTACGAGATCAACGATTTGTAAGCGATTTGCGATGTATTTTTTATTTTTTTGTGATCGTTGAATCATCTTGATCTTTCGCATAGCCTCGAAAGGATTGTTCAACAAGTTTTGAGAGATAATAACAGCACAGCACAAAAAGATTAAAAACAAGGTTAATATAATCTCTGTTGTCGGGAATGGTATTGAATCCTCATTGAATCGCAACAAGTTACATTTTGATTGTAACTCCAACAATTCAATGATGGCTTCATACAGCTCTTTTTTGTTTTCATATTCATTCGCCTTTGATTCTTTTAGTTTGGATACTGGATTTTTCACATTCATGAACGCATTGTTTATGTCTGCACTATTCGCTAATTTAACACTTATGTTGTAGTTTACTTGCGTATCCATTTTCAACCAATATGTGTACAAAACAATGACACTGAAGAACCATCCTGAGAAATACACTGAAATATTTAAAACATTGATTGGACACTTAACTCCATCTGTCAATTTATCTTTTGCTGATTTTATCTTTGTCCTTATTGAATCGTTTTCTGTCGAAACTAACTTGTCCTTCGCACTTTGAACCGTATTTTTCACTTTGTTTTTTACCACAGACGCTTGTTTACCAACCCCAGCTGCTGCCGCAGACATATTTTCACTAACCCCAGTTGCTGTCGCAGACGCTTGTTTACCAACCCCAGCTGCTGCCGCAGACGCTTTTTCCCCGAAGTTAGTTGCTGCCGCAGACGCTTGTTTACCAAACCTATCTACTGCATTAGACATCTGGTTAGACAACCCATAAAGGTCTGGTAATACACCAGCACCACCAGATTGAATAGTATCATTTGCATCATTTTCATCAGTTTCACAATCAGTATTTCCATAGACACCTCTAAGAATGAAATCGATTAAGAATGGTAAAGATGATGTAATATAAATATAGACCACTTCTTCAAATAACTTAATTTTTTTCTTACTGATTAAGTCAATACTATTCTCGCTTCGATAGAGTACGATTTGGTCAACATAAGAAGTTAATGTATCTAATTCATTCTCAAGTTTCTCATAATCATTTTCTTGATAATCAGCTATTTTATGTAAAAACTGATCAAACACAATGTACTCTTGTCTCTTAATGCTATTCTTATCGTTATCAAGTATGCTATGATTTTTCTTATATTCTTCTAAATTCAAAAACACAACATCTAATACTTTGCGAATATTATTCATGAAAATGTCAGGATTTGACACGATATCATCAGTTGTTCTGATTTCTGTTTTAAACAATAATATGAGGTCCTTTTTAGTAATATTTGAATATTTAAATATTTCTCTAACAACAGTAGTAATATTATCCAAAACATCATTATACTTAGCTTTCGATGTCATCTCTTTTTTGGACACGACTTCATCATTTATCTTTTTAATGAACATATGAACACGATTGATAGAAATGTCATTATTATCTTCCACAAATTTGCTGATGATGGAATTGTATGCCTCTAGTATTTTATTAGGACTAGCACTCACTGCTGAGCATTCATCGTTCACAAATTCAGATTGAGAGGATAACTCTTTGTTTCCACAATTATCGAAATTGTCTTTTAATCGCATGAGTACATTAACCTCATCCTTGAAATTGTATCGGTCTTTCAAATCAAAGAAAGTAAGTAACTCTGGAGTATTTTTAAAAAAGAACTCATATTTCAAAGATCTATATTCAGGGAGTCCCATGTGCTCAAGGATTGCCAAGTACTTGTTGATTCGAACTACAATTTCTAAACATGTTGAGACATCTGGAAGAGCTGATTGATTAAGATAAGTAGTTAGTTTTGCAAGTTCATCTTTGAATATGGACTTTTGGAAAATATCTTCATAAGTGCTATCCATACTTATCTGGATTCCTTGTTCATTTTTTTCTATTTCATAAATGTCATCTTTGTATCTGAAGGTTTTTAATTTCTTACCGAATAGATCGATCTCACTATCTTTATTCCTAATTGCACTATAATTTTTGTTACTAATAACATACTCTTTTGCAATTTGCATTGTGCTTTTTCCAGTGAAGAAATTCAGAGATTTATTTACCTTATTTTTGAATACCGAGTTTTTCATTCCAATATTTTCACTCTTCATCATGAATTGTTCTTGCTTTTTCAAAAAGGAGTCAATGGTCTTGGTCAATTTGATATTGTAAGTTGAATCTTTTTTGACAATATCATAGTTTTGTTTAAAAAATTCTTTAATAAGGTTATATACTTTTTTATTATCCTCGGTGATAAGTTCGTCTTTTATATCTTTTATTTCTTTTATCTTATCGATAATATCTTTTATTGTATCATTATCTGTTTTTTGAGTCTTGATTTTCATGATATCCATAAATTGTCCAACAACATAATTGAAACCAACAATAATGACAAACAAACCCATAAACTGCAGTAAATTCATTGATCCTCTTCCAGATGGTTTAATGAAGTTGCCCCATTTTACCCGGTAGGACAATACACCAATGATGAAAATAGTAAGTAATGCTAAAATCGATTTGAAAACTCCATACATATTATCTCCACTCTCAGATGAATCATCATCTTTCTCATCGTTCGTATAAACATTTTGATATAAAGAGTCCTCAGAGATTTTCATAATGTTATCATATCTCTTCGCTGCTTCTTTGCGAATAGACTCAACATCTGTAATTTTATAGTCAGGACTGGAAAGTTTTTCTACCTCAGTAATGCGATAAATATCACTGTATGAAAGTTCTGAATATCCAACAAGTCGATCTTTAAAATATCTAATTTGATTGCTGATTTCTTTTTTACCATTAGAGTTAACTTTATCTAAATCAATCTTGGACTCTGTCATAATTTATATATCTCTATCTTTTTTTTTATAAAAATGTTCATAATTATAAAGATAATGGATAATTCTGATCTATTGAGTAAAAAAGAAATCATGAAACAGATTGAAAAAGTACAGAAGAACCTAGCAGGGAAAAAAACTAATAAAACTATTCAAATAGGTTTATTTTTTGTTATCTTATGCTTAATGTTGTTCTTTCTTGTTTTCTTTATTATGGATCTAATCAATATTCTAATTTTGTATTTCAAAAGAAGAAAGAATATCAGCTCAAAGGAAAAAATGTACTTTGTAGATGATAATAATGATTTTGACACCTCAGGTATTCAATATGAAAATGAACTAGATAGCATTGAAGACCAAATTGTCAAACGCAATGCAAACTTAGAAAGCAGATTAAGTGAAATGATTAGATGGAAGAAATCAAACAAAATACCAAATGCTAAGATTCACAGCAAGATTGATATGACTGTACTCGAACAGAAATTCGACGACTACACTTATGATAAGGGTAAAGATGGAGATAGCTTCTGGAAGATGATTCTCATGCCACCCCAGTATTATAAACTCGTCAACAACCAAGCAAAACCATTTTACCGTTTCATTGATAACTGATACTATTTAAAGTCATCTTACATCCTACATAAGTAGAGTAGTCGATCTCTTCGGATAATATGTTTGAAAATGGACTTGAAAATGGACTTGAAAATGGACTTGAAAATGGACTTGAAAATGGACTTGAAAATGGACTCCAATTCTTGACCCCATTTATCTATATGGGTCTCATTGTTCTACCATTTCTCTTCAAAAAAACACTGTTTTCAAAATCACAAACCTCTTATAATGATGTTATTATTGTGTTTGTAAACATCAATCGTCTCACAACTCCAACAAAAAATGAAAGCAATCCTATCATACATAATCCATATTACGATGAAGGTCTAACTCATTTGGAGATTTATCTTGAAAATGAGACTGATTATAACATGACTGGTGTATTGACTCATGATATTTTCAAGAACCAAACAGTAAATCCATACAATCTCGAGAAGAACTTGTTTGAACTGCGAGACTTTTGTGATTATTGTATAGAAAAGTTGGATAGAAAACCATTCGTTATGGTAAATACCAATGATTCAATTTATGAGATTTTTATTAGTGAATATGGTGTTCCTAATGTGATCAATTTGAAAAGAATGTATGGGTTTTTTAATACGGATGATGAAAGTATTCCACCTTTAACACCAATTACATTATTGAATGAAATTGTAACCAAAAAATACAGTACTATGGAAACCACAACGATGAATAAAGCTGACTTTATGGTTAAATTGTTGGAATCTTGGTAAACCCAAAAAGAAACAGACTAGACTATCATTTCTTAAAATAATACAGTAATCATTCTATTTTTTTTCCTTTTTGATAATAAATGCTTATTAACGCAAGTTCTCAAAGTATAGTATTATTATTCTTGTGTGTAGTTATTATCGAATTCATCTATTTCGTGGGAATGAAAAACTTTTTAGGAATGAGTCAGATTGATGTATTTATGATCATAGTATTTAATGGTCTCTTTTTATTCATCATTACTTCAAATATTCTAGATCATTTTAAATATGCAAACCTGCCTGAAAAACCAAAATCTCATTATATTGGAATTGGTGGAAGCATGTATGAGTACATTTGGGGTATGTTCTATGATTACAAAGTTATAGTAGATCGTCATGATAGAGATCGTTTGGTTGGAAATCCTCCAAATGAATATGATTAAAAAAAGCGTAAATGAACAATAGATAAGAACGCAATTAACACCCCACCATAAAATACTATTCTTTGTAGCTTATCTTTTGAAATACTTGTGTTACCATAATAAGAAGTATCGAATTTGGAATCATTACAAGTCAAATACCACACATAATATACAATAAACTGTAAAACAACATAAATTGGTTTTATTTTTGTCATGTATCTCAGATTATAAATACAATATAGTAAAGGTAGTTTATGTATGATAAATTCACCATATATGTAAACAGAAGGGTCTAGATTAATAATCTTATCAAAATGAAAGTTAGTGATTATATTTTTAAGAAATGATCGATCATGTAAATACACTCCTTCATATAGAATGTTGATGAATAAGAAGTTTGTGAAATGAATAAAAAACAAATCTGGTTGATTCCATGTAAGTAACATAAACCCAATAGACATTGTTGTGAAAGAGAAAACACATTTAGATAAAGATGAAAGCAACAAAGAAGATGACAACGACAACTCTTTCATTCAAATTTAAATTGATCTTATATATTAATACACAAATCAAATAAAAAAATGGATTCTAAAACACAACTAACCATTATCTCCTCCATCATCAATTTCATGTTCTTTACATCTGGTATTGACAAAGTAGTCCATTTCACGAAAGTCGTAGATGGTCTTAAAAAACGATTCCCACTCGAACTACCATTTATAATGTATCAATTCATGATCATAGTCGCAATCATTATTGAATTAGTTGCACCTATAATGATATTGTACACCATTTATAATCCTCCATATCGCAAGTATGGTGTGTATGCGTGTTACTCTTTAATCTTATTTACTATCCTTGCGACCCTTCTTTACCATTTCCCACCAAAAGGAATCCAATGGTATCCATTCACTTCAAATATAACAACCATTGGAGGATTATTCGCTTTAGCAATGTTATTGACATCCATAAAGAAATAAAGCACGAGGGTTTTCAACAAATAGGTGATGGTGTCCATCAACCATATGACAACTAAAACGATCACTGTATTCTGAAGCTAACAGTTGACTGAATTTATTATACCGATCTTTTTTTCCCTGAATGATTCGAATTCGACGATGGAATGAACAGTTTTTTATCAACTCTAACCAACTTGTGGTCAAACCAATATGGCTTACAATGTTTTCCCAATGCGCATAAGGTTTTGATAGCAAATATCTCATGTGATTCGGTGGTTCATGTAGTTTTTTCTCAATGGTTCTTTCATAATACATCAAATAAAGATTCTTTATACATATTGGCATTTTCCAAAGTATCTTATACCATCTTTCGTGTTTTGATTGGATTGTATCAAGCACCAAATTACATGGGTTGACAAAAGTTACCTTGTCACACAAATGAGGGGTTTCTAAAACTTTCATAAGAAGCATACACCCTAAGGAAAATCCAATACAATGAATATGATAGAATCGTTTATCATATCTTTGTAGTTTCATTTGTATTTGTATTGCTTGCTCGTTTAAAGATTGATTTGGTCGAAGTACATAGACGAATGCTGTATGTGGTAATATATAATTATTTACATATTCTTCAAAGTAGTTGGATTTGATTCCTAAACCACCGATTATGATAGTAATGCTTTGCGTCATGATGATTATTAATATATAAGATGCTACTTCTTATATAAATTACAAAAATGAAGTTTTTAATACAGTTATTAATGTGTATGTCTATGTTTTTTTTATTATCTATTTTTTTTATTTAGAAGCTCCATCCATCAATCCAAGGCTTCCATATCCTCATCGGGCGTTCCAGCATCAGGCGTTTCAGCATCAGGCGTTCCAGCATCAGGCGTTTCAGCATCAGGCGTTTCAGCATCAGCATCTGCATCTGCATCAGCATCAGCATCGTCTGCAACACTCATGCCCATTGAAATCATATCATACACCTTCTTACTATAGGAAGATGGGTCTTCTTGAATATATCCAGATGAAATCATTGCGGTTTGAAACAAAAGCATAACAACACTCTTAAACATAGCTTCATTCATCGATGATGCAGCATAGTCATTATAGAGCTTCTTGATCATCTTGTGTTGTGGATTGAGTTCGAGATTTCTCTTAGTCATATAGTTTGCTTGTTGTTGAACACTATTCGCTTGGAGAGTTTGTGCCTTCATGATACGCTCCATATTTGCGCTCCATCCGAAAGAAGCAGCAGTCACACAACAAGGCTCATCTTCAGGAAGATTGGAAACTGTCACCTTTGTCACTTGATCCCCAATGACTTCCTTGATCTTCTTACAAAATCCTTCATAGGTCTTTTTTGTATCTTCATCGATCTTGTTTCCTTCGATATCCGCATTCTCCTTGGTAATGTTCACAAGCTTGTGATCTTCATACTTGTCTAGATGTTGAATAATGTATTCATCAATCGCTTCTGTCATAAAGAGAACATCAAAACCTTGGTGGACCAAATTCTTTACAAATGGAGTATTCTTCAATGAATGTACATTTTGTCCAGTAATATAATAGATATTCTTCTGTTTCATATGATCATCATCTTTCATGTTTTCAACATAATTATCGAATGAAATGAGCTTGTCTGGTGAAGTATGAGAATAGAAACGCAAGAGACGAATCAATTTGGTACGATTTCCAGAATCCTCATGAATACCAAGCTTGATGTTCTTACTGAAATTCTGATAGAATGTTTTGTATTTCTCTTGACCTTCTTCGGTGTCATCTTCACTGAGTTCATTGAAGAGTTCGATCGATTTCTTTACAATATTCTTCTTAATGATCTTCATAATACTATTTTGTTGAAGCATCTCTCTTGATACATTCAACGGCAAGTCTTCACTATCTACCAAACCACTAATACAAGACAACCATTCAGGTACTAGTTTGTCACAATTATCCATAATGAATACACGCTTCACATACAACTTAATATTGTTGTTCGCATCCTTGCTCTTTTGAAACATATCGGATCGTTGTGTTTTTGACAAATACAAAAGCGCCTTAAACTCGATTTGTCCCTCCGCACTAAAATGCTTTACTGCCAAATGGTCTTCTGAAGAGTTAGTTAGGGACTTGTAAAAAGATGCATACTCTTCTTGAGTCACATCACTTGCCTTACGAAGCCAAATAGGCTTGTCTTGATTTACTTGTTTCCACTCTTCTATTTGATGCTCCACGGCTCTTGTTTTAGGTGGCTTCGGTTTTTCATCTTCATTATCCTTCTTCTCATCCTTTACTTCTTCAGTGACCTCCTTAGGGGTGTCCTCCGTAGCCTCCTTAGGGGTGTCCTCTGTTGATGGTGTTTCCTCCGTAGCCTCCTTAGGGGTGTCCTCTGTTGATGGTGTTTCCTCTTCTGTCTTGGCTTTGGACAACGCATCTCCATCAATTTCTTCGATATCCTCATCGTCTTCATCGTCTTCGATGATTTCTTCCTTCTTTTCTGTACGAACAGTATGTAGCATAATTGGATGGGTCAAATATTGGCAATGATCTTTGATGATGGATTGTAGTTTGTTCTGCTCAAGGTATTCGAGACAATCATCTTTCATGGTAAGCTCAATAAGGGTACCACCTTTTTCCAGTATAGGATTCTCAGTAGATACTTCTGTAATCGTAAAACTGCCTCCAGCATCTGACTCCCATACATAACAAGGCTCATCGTCTTTCTTTGAAAAGACTCGAACATTCTCAGCCACAAGATAGGAAGAATAAAATCCAACACCAAATTGACCAATTAGACTTACATCGGCAGTTCCTTCTTTCAAGTTTTGCATAAATTGCTTGGTACCTGAATTTGCAATAGTACCAAGACATTGAACAAGATCATCTTTACTCATTCCAATTCCATTATCTTCAATCGTAAGTTTCTTCGATTCTTTGTCAGCCTTCAATTTCATTTCAAAAGATCGGCTCTTGGATGAATCAGTGAGACTAATGTAGCGCATCTTATCGATCGCATCTGACGCATTACTCAATAGCTCACGAATGAAGATATCTTTGTTGGAATAGAATGCATTAATAATAAGAGACAATAGCTGATTAATTTCAGCTTGAAAAGTATATTTCGTTGAAGATTCAGTTGGAGCACACATAAGGGATAGATGGTGGGGTTCGCTTATGTAAATAAGTAAATGGTATTTTTCTAAATCAGTTATTAGTTACTAAATTATTTTTATGTTTTTTGAGTGTTCTTGTTTGGATATCTTATTTGTTTCCATAAAATAAAGGAAAAAATGAAATCAGTATTGTTTGTTGTTTTTGGTAGTAATCGATACAATGATAGAACAAAGGAAATATTGGAATCAAATCATTGTAAAGTCACCAAATACAATGTCTTCAAAGATAATCGTGTACAAGAATTCAATCTTTCTGAGTTTGATTGTTTGATTCTTGGTGGAGGCAAGAAAACAATTAGCATTTACAAACTCTTAAATCTTCCTAAAAATGCATCCAATAATCCATTGTATGAAACTTATAACATCATCAAAAATTTCAAAAACAAACCTATACTATCATATGGTTATGGATGTTTGGTCTTAGGATTATATTACAAATGTGCCATTAAGCCATTAGATGAAGTAAATAAGAATGATAAACAACACATCATTGTAGACCATCGATACCGTATCACAAAATCAACCATTGAACCAAGCAAAATCAAAGTCACATTTAATAATAACAATATGTTAGTCACACCTTCACATAATCCAACAGACACGATTATGTTTCGAGCAAAAAATAGATTCGAACCTTGTGGGTTTCGATTCGATACGGTACATTACGGATTTCTATTTCGACTAATTGACTCAGAGTATGGTAAAAGACTCTTTCTCAATTTTATGAATTTATAAGTGTATATATAGGTGTATATATCATCAGTGTATATCTTTCTAGGTGTAATATCCTTTTTTGAATTGAGACTTTTGTTTCATGTAATGTGGATTACTTTTGCGATCGATCTTATGTTGAGCAGTCGCAAAGATCACATTCTTGGATTCAAGCTTCTCTTTGGGTATATTGTGTTGAGGAATTACGAATTTCTTTTTATTCACAGGGTTCACAAAAGTTAACTCCTTCAAAAATTTGCATTTTTCATTCTCATTCGTAATACCTTCATTCATGTATTGTTTTAATAGTTTACTGAAAATAGTTGGTCCAGACAATTCGAACATGTTTGTTTTATATTTTTGAGTTTCAATACAAGTACAAATATGATTGATCGCATTCATAAATACAGCACTGTTTGCTTCACCTCCCAAAAAAGCTTGATAGATACGATCATTCTTATTGTTCCTACAATTATCTGTAGTTGTGATTAAATGTATATCATCAAAATTGAATATGGAACTTAATGGCTTTTCACAACTGATATCAATGTCAATGTATAATCCACCCTTGATATACACTACGCAATAACGAAAGAAATCAGCTTTCAAACTCCCATTCAATATTCTGCTATAACATTTTTTTACTCGATCATCAAAATGGGTTTCGATAAATGTCTTGATATCATTATCATCATAATACTCATATGCAAATTCAGGATTTTTACTTATCCATGTATTTCTCAACTTATCAATACTACCATTAGGTTCCTTTGTTTTCCATGTCTGAAATATGATTTTAGGAATCATCGAATATGATTTATTATTATAATTTTTTTTAATCTACTTCTTCAATCTTAGGTTCACCTACAGGAGGACCTTCCTCATTAGGCATTTTCATACCATCCATCGAGGGGTCTTGTTGATCTTGATACATACTACTCATAATCGGATTGACAATATCTTGAACCTCCTTCAAGATGTCATCATATTCTTCCTTTGATGCGGTAGTGTTATTGTCCAGCCAGTTTGTTTTTTCATCAATTAACTCCTTCAGCTGATTGCGTTGATCATCACTGAGTTTCACATTGGAATCATTGACTGTGTTTCGCGTGTTGTATAGATAACTCTCCAATGAATTTCTAGATTCAACTCGTTGCTTCTGTTTTTCATCCTCCTCTTTGAACATTTCACTCTCCTTAATCATCTCCTCGATTTGCTCCTTGCTCATTCTTCCTGTTTCACTCGTAATAGTGATCTTTTGGCTCTTTCCAGTACCTTTATCCATCGCACTCACATTCAAAATACCATTCGCATCAATATCAAAAGACACCTCAATCTGGGGAACACCTCGAGGAGCAGGTGGAATACCACTCAGTTCGAACTCACCAAGAAGACGATTGTCCTTAGTAAAGCTTCGTTCTCCTTCATATACCTTGATGGTGACGGCGGGTTGATTGTCTGAATAGGTTGAAAACACTTGAGATTTTTTAGTGGGAATAGTAGTGTTGCGATCAATCAAATTGGTCATCACACCACCCGCTGTTTCAATACCCATAGACAATGGTGTCACATCCAAGAGAAGAAGATCCTTAATCGCATCATCCTTTGACCCACCGAGAATCGCTGCTTGAATAGAAGCACCAATCGCAACCGCCTCATCAGGATTTACACTCTTACACAGCTCCTTGCCATTAAAGAATTCAGACAACATCTTCTGGATCTTGGGAATACGAGTCGAACCTCCCACCAGAATGACCTCATCCACTTGTCCCTTCGAAAGCTTCGAATCACGCATCACCTTTTCCACAGGTTCCATTGTACGCTTGAAAATATCGCCACACATCTCCTCGAACCTCGCGCGTGTAATACTCGAGTTGAAATCAATACCATCGAAGAATGAGTCAATCTCAATAGTCGCTTGTGCAGATGTAGAAAGAGTTCGCTTCAGCTTTTCACAAGCAGTACGAAGACGACGAACAGTTCTAGCATTTCCTGATGGATCCTTCGAATGCTTCCTCTTAAACTCCTTCATGAAATGCTTCACCAACGCATCATCAAAATCCTCACCACCAAGATGACTATCACCAGCTGTTGCTTTCACCTCAAACACACCATCTTCAATGCTCAACATCGTACAATCATGAGTACCACCACCACAATCAAAGATCAAGATGTTCTTCTCCTTCTCACACTTATTATCCATACCATAAGCAATCGCTGCTGCTGTAGGCTCATTAATGATTCGAAGTACATTCAAACCAGCAATGACACCCGCATCCTTGGTTGCTTGGCGCTGATTATCTCCAAAGTACGCGGGTACAGTAATCACCGCATCCTTGACCTCTTCTCCAAGATAAGTCTCCGCAACCTCCTTCATCTTGGTCAGAATCATCGCACTGACTTCTTCCGCATAAAAGTCCTTCCTTTCACCCTTGTGTTCCACCTTGATCTTTGGCTTGTTGTTTCCATCATTAATTACTTCAAATCCCCATGTTTTCGAATCTTGTTGAACATGTGTGTCGTCAAATGTTCGTCCAATAAGACGCTTCGCATCATGAATGGTGTTCTTCGGATTCATCGATGCTTGGTTCTTTGCACTATCGCCAATCAGTCGTTCTTCATCTGTAAATGCTACATACGATGGTGTGGTTCTATTCCCTTGATCATTCGCAATAATCTCCGCACGGCTGTTTTGCCATACACCAACACAAGAATAGGTCGTGCCCAAATCAATACCAATTACAGGAGGCATGTTGTCTGGTTAATATACAATTGTGACGAAATTTTTAAATCATTTATACATCATGACTAGTTCTTTAAAGTTGTATATCATGATGAAAAAGGATGAGTACTTGATATAGATCAAAAGGTAATATTTTACTTTACTTGTATTACAATAATAGCGTTCCATATCTTTGTTATGATCAAACAACCATAAACATAGATAAATAAACAAACTTATCATAAAAAAAAACAATACTTCTTTATTCGTTGCCATTTTTACATGTTAATTATTTTTTATTCTAGAATCTTACATTTGTTTAATCTTCTTCCAACAATGATACACTGTGCTGGAATTCTAAATTTTCCATTAAGCACTCTTCATCAATATCATAATCTGATTCATTGTCCTCCAGTTCTTCAAAGTCTTGATCATCATCCTCCTCAATCATCTCTAACATCGAATCATCTACAATGATTTGAGTATCTCCTGTTCCACATGGAGGTACTTGTCCCATCATTATATTCGCAGACACTCCATTCACCTTATCATACTCACTGAATATACCTGCCTTGATCAACATATCAGATGTCTCCTCAAAACTACACTTCGCAAGTGGACCAATGTCGCTACGATTGATACCATGACGATCAATCGATAACATATATCCCTTCGAAGTCATTGTATCCACCAAGAGCGCAATATGACGATAGTTTACAGAAGTCTCCTTCAACACTTCCTTGATCTCATTCAACAAACACTCTCTTGCTGCTTCAATTCCAAATATTTGGTAAATTTCATTGACATCATTCGAGATCGTCTTTTGCGTATCAACCATTGGAGAACCAAGAATGTCAAGAAGATTATTACCATCTGTATCTAATGTCCACTCTGAAACCTTCTCAAATGATTCGGTAGATTCATTATATTTTACAATATCATTCTTGTTCAAACTTACCTTCTTAATACCACTAATACCCTTGATAATGATACTTTCTAAAATGTTGTGCTCTAAAGCCTTCAACTCCGTAATTGCATCGTCTTGATCAATACTAGTTAATTTGATTCGGAATACTATATTGTCCGCATTATCGTCACTAAATACACAATCTACAGTATCACCATAGAAGTTATAAATCGTACGATGAATATCAATGGTGGTCAATTCTAAATCCAACATTTTCATCTTATCCAACTCAAGACGCAATACCCAAGGAGAGTGTGAATCACATTCATTCATAATCAAGTTCTCATTGTAGAACTTTATAAACTCATCATCCTTACGCACCACCTTTTGAGATTCATAATAGATCTCTGAACTACTAAACACATTTTTAATATAAGTCAATTGAATGTCATTCAACAATCGCTTTGCCTTATCAAAGTTGTTCGAATACTCAGACTTCAAGAAGATCGAACAAGAAGGTGCTTTGATATTCTTGCTTACACTCAACAACTCCTTCATACGAGGTACACCACGAACTGCTTTCGAAGCGGATGCTACACCTGCTTGATGGAAGGTGTTCAAAGTTAGCTGTGTACAAGGTTCACCAATCGATTGGGCTGCAACCACCCCAACCATCTCAGAAGGAGGAGCGATCGAACCATAGAATGCCATACGAATCTTTTGGATCAAATAGTCGAATGTATCCTTATTGAAACGATGAACCTTGATCAGCTTCTTAGGATTTAAATAGAATCGCAACAACATTCCTAAGAGCATCTTCCCATTGTTGCTCTTGTTAATCACCATATCCTCATGCTCTAGTTTGTGAATTACATCCAACACATACAATGGACTTAAGTCACTCTTCTTTACAACCTTATCCATACTACTCTTGAGCGCATTAATATAACGAGCGATTGGTACTGGATACACAATCTTAGATTCCATCATATTTTTAAAGATTTTCGTAATGATGAAGTTTCTATCTTCTTTCACCTTTGTGAAATAATCAAACATCTTCTTTTCCCATTGGACATCACCCACAAACTCTTTGTAAGTGTTTGCTAGAAGATAGGGTTTCAAAATGTCTCCATTATTCAACAAGAACTCTTCTTGCATCTTATCTTCATCAAACTCGATATGATACATCTTATGATTTTCCAACTTGATTGCATTCATTCCATCATCACCATACAAGAACTGGATAATATGTCCTGAAGCATTTCGTACAGTCATATCAAAGTTGATCTTACAATCCTCCATTGCCTTTACCAACTTTCTTTGCAAATATCCTGTTTCACTAGTTTTCACCGCAGTATCAATCAAACCTTCACGGCCACCCATCGCATGGAAGAAGAACTCCTGGGGTGTCAAACCATTCACAAACGAGCTCTCTACAAATCCACGAGACTCTGGCCCATCATCATACTTAGTGAAATGTGGAAGTGTACGATTATCAAAACCATACCCAATACGCTTACCTTCTACACTTTGTTGTCCTAAACACCCAACCATCTGAATCAAGTTGATCGTACTACCTTTGGATCCAGATTTGATCATATTTAACATACGATTCGCATCATCAATAGTGTTCATACCAATCTTACCAATCTTCTTGGTAGCATCATTCAACAAGTTGTTCACAATATCTTCAAAGTACTCTTCATTTGATTTGATGCTATAATTCTTCATCTCACCCATATGAATCTTCGTGATTTCATTGTATACATTCTTTTTCATTTGTCTTGTGATGTCTTTCATGTCTTGAGTGGTTTCACGATTGATCATGAGATCACTAATACCTACACTGAAACCATCTTGTACCAACCAATCACATATCACCTTTTGAGTGTTATCGAACAAGTCAGTACACTCTTTGGGTCCATTATCATTATATACCATATGGATCAAACCATTCGTCATATCTTGATAGATACCCTTGTCAATCACACCTTGTGAAATGTTTCCATTCTTGATTTTCACATAATTAACATCATAATCACCTTCTTTGTCTGGATCATAGGATCGATTACCACCTTGCATATTCAAATTAGGTGGGAGAATCGAAGAGAGAATCTGCTTTCCAGACCATCGTTGATTTTTATTCATGTCATTTTGTGGAATGAATTTGCTATTATTACACATGATATTGAAGTACTTCTTTTGACTGATACTGATGTGATCCTTGCTGATACGATAGACACCCAGCGCAATATCTTGTACAATTGAAATAATCGGTTTCGCATCCCTTGGAGATATGATTTGGGTAGGTACCGCCGCGAGATTGATCAGTTCATTCTCCGTTTGTAATGATTGAGGCACATGCATATTCATTTCATCACCATCATAATCCGCATTGTATGATGGAGTAACACACACATTCAAACGGAAAGTATCATATGGCATAACACGAACACGATGAGCCATCATAGACATCTTATGGAGAGATGGTTGACGATTGAAAAGCACATAATCACCATTTTGTAAATGACGATCTACAATATCCCCATTCAATAGTTCGAAGGTTGTAGTGTCAATGTTCTTGAGACGAATGGTACGATAACTTTCCTTGTGTTTACGAACATACTTCGCACCAGGATACAAAGATGGACCATTGCGTACAAGCTCCATCATTCGTTCACGATTGTATTGATTGACCACCTCAGGAAATGTCAAATTCATCGCAATTTTGATAGGCACACCAAGTTCATCAATACTAATCCCTGGATCTGGAGTAATCACACTACGAGCTGAGAAATCAACACGCTTACCCATCAAGTTACCACGGATACGACCTTCCTTTGACTTCAGTCTTTCAGAAACACTACGGAGTGGACGACCTGTTCTTTGCTTCGCTGGAGCAATGCCAGGAAGCTGATTATCTACAAAGGTAGATACATGGTATTGTAATAGAATCGCCCAGTTTTCAATTTGCTCTTTGTTCGCATTCTTTTCTATTTTCTGTTTCAACATATTGTTGGTCTTGACAATATCACACAGCTTGTGTGTCAAATCATCCTCACAACGCTGACCAGTATCATTGCGTACAGATGGACGAACAGATGGAGGAGGTACTGGAAATACAGTACAAATCAACCATTCAGGACGATTGTATTGCTTACCCATTCCAAGAAGCTCTGCGTCTTCATCACTGATTCCTTTGAGCACCATCAACAGTTCTTCTGCATTGAATATTTGCTTCTTCACATCATCTTCGTTGCTTTCCTTCCATTCCATAATGATTCGTCCAATGTTTTCTTTGGTGATTTTGGTCGGAAGCTTGACTCCACATCCATCGACACTTTCTTGACCACAACGCTTCACTTTCGAACAAAGCTTGTACATCAATTCGAAGCGTCTTTGTCTAGAAATTTTCTTGTTCATGATAGCCTTTACTTCACTATGAGAGCCATCTACAAGAATCTTGCTACATCTCCAACATACACATTTAAGAAGCTTCCTCACCATGTCGAAAAACTGAATGTAGAATACGGGTTTCGCAAGTTCGATGTGTCCAAAGTGTCCAGGACAAAAAGTGTTCTTTTGTAAACAAGTTTTACAAACCTTGTTATGTTCAATGACACCCATTCGATTATCGAAAAGTCCTCCAATAACAGGCTCACTTCCGGAGTAAGTGTCAGTAGACACGATTTCTGCTACGGAAGTTTTCCTAATCTCATCAGGACTCATAATAGTGAACTGAATTCCATGGATTGTTTCGATATCATTTTCAAACGAAAGTTCCTTGTAAATGGATGACATTGTAGACTTTAATTATATATAATATTTACTTTGTTTAAATTGATACTTTAATTAAGTCTAAATCAATTTTTTTATTTAGGTTTTGAAAAATTGATTTTTGCTTTAAGGTTACAACTCAACAAAAGTATACACACAATAATTAAAAATCAATGTGCTCTGGAAGCAATAACATGCATCAAATGATGACTCGTTCCAAGGGCAACCCCGAAGAGACATATTCAAACGCTAAACCATTTGATGACAACAATGAATCTTCTGAAGTACCCAAACTTGTGGAAGACTATGATAGCGATTCGATGAGTTCTAAAGATTCAGATAGTGATTCTTATAGTAATTCTGATAATGAAACAGAAAGTGACACTACTGATATGAATGAAGATGAAAGCACAGATATGGATGAAGATGAAGATGAAACTGATATTGATGAAGATTATGATCCTAAGAAAGAAAAGCTTGGTCCTAATAACAATATATTCATTCTTTATAGTCAACCTCATTCATACGAATACGAATATGAATTGGAGGGAGATGAAGAAGAGTATGACGAAGCGGAAGAGGAGGAAGAGGAGGAAGATGCTACAATGGAACCCAAAACCAAAGAGGCAAAATACAAAGAGTACAAATCTAAGTTGTTTAAATCAGAAGAACGCAAGTATTTCTCAAATTTGCCAGATGAAGAGAAGGATCGCATTATTGAAACGGAGGAGATGATCGCTCAATCTAATAAATCAGACCTTCCGATTCGGTTCAAGATACTAAACTCTCAAATGAGTGATATGATTAAATCCATTGCGATTTCTAAACTAGATGTGATTGCCCAAATGGAATGTGCGAATGGTGAATACACCAAGATCATGAACTGGATCACTAATTTGTGTAATATCCCTATTGGTCGCTATGTATCTTTACCGATCACAAATAGTTCTCCAAGAAATGAGATTTTCGATTTCCTAGAGAAAACATCAGATCATTTCAACAACAACATCTATGGTCATGATGCAGCAAAAGAGCAGATTATTCGTATCATTGCGCAATGGATTGCGAATCCTGGATCCAAAGGAAATGTGATTGGTATTCATGGAAATCCAGGTGTTGGAAAAACCACTCTTGTGAAAGATTGTATTTGTAAATCATTGAACCTACCATTCCAATTCATTCCCCTTGGAGGAGCATCTGATGGATCTTATTTAGATGGTCATAACTTCACCTATGAAGGCTCCACATGGGGTAAGATTGTGGATTGTCTTATGAAGAGTGGATGTATGAATCCAGTCCTCTACTTTGATGAATTGGATAAGGTAAGTGAGACATTTCGCGGACAAGAGTTGATCAATATTCTCATTCATTTGACGGATCCAGCCCAAAACTCAACCTTCTTCGACAAGTACTTTGGGGATGTTCCATTCGATCTTTCAAAATGTTTGATTATATTCACATACAACAATGATAGATTGGTCAATCCAATTCTTAAAGATCGAATGATTCGAATTCAAACGAATGATTACACAATGAATGACAAGTTGGAGATCATGAAAAACTTCTTGATTCCAGAGTATTATACACTATTCTCTTTTCAACCAGATGATATCATTTTCAATAAAGAAATGATGCAATTGATTATAGAACGAACTGAAAAAGAAGCTGGTGTTCGAAATCTGAAGCGTTCTCTAGAGTTGATCTTTAGCAATATCAACCTGATCCGAATGATCAAAACTGAAGACTATAATGGTCCGATTGGTAAAACATTCAAGATTCATCATGAAACTAAATCTATATTGCCCATTACAATCACCAAAGATATCATTGACTTGTATATCAAAGATATTAGTGTAAATGAATCTCATCATCATCTGTACATGTAGTAAATTGTAAATTGTTAAAAAAATATAAAGTTATTCATTCATTTCTTATTGAATGAATGGATGAATGGTTGGGTTGTTGGGTTATAAAGTGTAGTCAGATTCTCTTTTTTTTTGTGGTTTTCATAACAATGCCAAACCTTCCAGTTACTTCAATTCGGTGTGAATCATGTCAATCATTCGATGTTGTTGATGACTATTCTACAGGAGATTCGATTTGTCGAGATTGTGGAGTGGTGAATGATCGACTCATGAATCAAAGTTTTTCTAGTGACCAACATTCGGAATGTTGTGCAATCAAATATGAATCATTCATTCGGAAATTTTGTAAGAATCATAATTTTGATGAGTGTACTATACAAAGTGTATTAGAGTATACAAATGATCACCCCATTGAATTCAATGATCTGAAAACAATCATTTATGCGGTTCATCTCATTGAAACAAATGATGATATCCATACATTTGTGAAGAAAAGGAAAATGGACACAACGATCATTCAACAGGTAATGAATGATATCAAAAAAAAGTATAGGATCGAAAATAAACAATTTATTACAATAGACACGAACGAAGAAACATGGATTCGAACATTATATGATGAAATCATTAAGATGTCAATGACACACTGTATACATGATATCCCAAAGAGAACATTAATGGATATCAAGAAAGAAATCCATACATTAGTTAAGATGAAACCAGAAGCTTTATTTTACAATTCTAGTGTTTTAGCTACTGTATTACTAGTTAAACATGAAATACCTATTGAACATAAATTACCTCGTTCAAAGATTAGAAAAATTATGAAGGAGTTGTTTGTATGATTTATTTAATGTAACTATGGAAATATCAAATAATCTACATAGCTCTTTCTTCGTCATTGTAAGGAGTTGGTCGTCTTCTTTATGTTCAAACCAATAATAAATACAGGTCACAATTTTCGTATGTGGTGTTTTTCCTTCCATTAAGTTTTCATTTTGCAACCATTCGCAAATCTGCTTAATGAGCTTGTATTTCTTGTTCTTGTTCATTTTATCGATTGAGTTATCCATCATATATGAATTTATGGTCTCCATGTATCTAGGCAACATTTTTGTGAATTCGTTATCCTGATCCATACTGTGTTGCTGTATGGTGTTCTTTTGTTCACTTTGTTGGTATGTTTTCATGTGTTTACAAGTTTCATTTATGGTTTCCATGTCAATATCAAGAAGTACAGAAATTTCCTTAAGACTTCTGGGAGTATTATGTAACATACAAACTTGATGTAAACAATTCGCATACACACCCTTTTTAACTCTTCCACGATATTTAGTCGGTAATTTTAGTAACATGTTGTTCGCTTCTTTCCAAAAACTTTCTGGAATACTACATTCATTTTTAGTATTGTACTCATCCATACTTTTACTTCCATCTTCAAATCCAATCCAACCATCTTCACGATTATGATCATGTTCAAAGTGAATTTCATTCCATGTCAAGTTTTCCTCTTGTACACTACCACATTCAGTGCAAATCAAAGCGCCTTCGATATTGTCTACCACAATAGAATGACTTAAACAAATGTAACATGAATTCATTTGATCTACACTTTATAAAGCATTTGGGTGATGGTTTCCTCTAGAGTAAATCAAGTTCTTATCGTCCTCTTCTAGACATACACAACCACGATCAGTAGAGTAAGTAGATGGACAACATCCTTTAGAGATTGTTTTTCCCTTAAAGTAAGAAGGGATGTCATCTGAATCTATAAAATGTTCCAAGTTGTCGATTGTTTTTTGGTTACGAAACACATTCTTTTGGAGATAACATAAAGACACTAAAATCAATGCAAATAAAATGATTAAGACAATGATTACACTCTTCTTAATCATGATCAGAGCTATTTCTTTAGTTTATTCAGATATATTATTTTATTCGTAAGTTAAAAATACATAGAGACAAAAAATTGAAAATTATGTTAAAGAAAGGTAAAGGTAAGTTGTTACTTATGGACAAAAATACAAACATAAAGATGACAGACACGATGATAAATGCTGTTCAATGTCTGAAGAAAAACATTCATTCTATAAAACTGTTGAAACTCGAAGTGTGTAAAGAGATATTAAAAATGGCAGATGAAAACTATTACCAAGAAGGAGACATGAATAAAAAAAACAAAGAGACCTTCTTAACAGATAATGAATATGAATACATAAAAGATTATGTACTAAGCATTGATCCAGATTTTGAAAATAAATTAGGACATGAGAACATTCAAGTGGATAAAGGAGCAAAGAATGTTGTCAAGCTTCCAGTGTGGATGGGTAGCATGGACAAAAAGCGTTCTCTTTCTGCCGAACAGATGAATGTGGTGTTGACAGACAAACTAGATGGAGTGTCTTGTTTGTTTGTGAATGATAAAACAGATGGTGTAAAATTATACACTAGGGGGAATGGATCACAAGGTCAAGATATCACTCATTTACGAACTTTTGTAAATGGTGTGAAGAAGAATGGTAAATATGATTTTATGATTCGTGGAGAGTTGATCATGAAAAAGACTGTGTTTGAGGAGATCAAAGATAATGAATCGAATGCTAGAAATACAGTAAGTGGTATTGTGAATTCAAAAAAACCCAATCCAAAGTATAGAGGAAAGGTGGATTTTGTGGGTTATGAAGTCATCTCTCCTTCTATGAAACCATTGGATCAAATGTTATTTATGAAAGACATGAAGATCTCATGTGTTCATTATGTGATGAGAGATCGCATATCACCTGATGAAATCCATCAAGCCTTGATTGATCGCAAAAACAACTCGGACTATGAAATTGATGGAATCATTGTAACAAAGAATATCATTTACGATAAGATTGTGTCTGGTAATCCAAAACATGCATTTGCTTATAAACACAACTTTGATGACAATGCGATGACCACCACTGTGACTAATGTCGTATGGAATTTGTCAAAGAATGGACATTATAAACCAACCGTAGAGTTTGAAAAGATTACCATCAATGATGTGAACATTCAAAAGGCCACTGGCTTTAATGGAAAATATATTTATGAAAATAAGATAGGTCCAGGAACAATCATTAAGGTTCAACGAAGTGGTGATGTGATTCCATATATTACAGAAGTTGTCAAATCAACTTCTCCCTCGATGCCTTCAGAGTATATTTGGTCAGCTTCAGGGAATGATATTATGGTGAAATCGAAAACGAATAATACTGAATTAGATAAGAAACTATTTGAACATATGATCACTAGTTTAAAGTTCGATCATTTTGGGAAAAAATCAATTGAGAAGTTGTATGAGAGTGGAGTCCAAACACTCGATGGCTTGTACAAACTGACCATAGATGATATCTTAAAAATCGAAGGCTTCAAGAAAAAGTCAGCCACTAATCTTTTTGAAAGCATCCAAGAAAGAAAGAAAGAGATCACTTGTGTTGAGTATATGGTTGCTTCCAAATGCTTCGACGAAGGAATAGGAAAGAAAACATTAATCAAGATTACAGATGTCTATGGAAATGATGATCAGGTCACTTTAGAACAATTAATTCATATCGAAGATGTTGGTGAAAGCAGAGCCAAGTCTTATTTAGAGGGATTGAAAGCATTCAAGAAGTTCAAAAAAGATAACAAGTTAGAATGTGTCTCTAAAGTAACACCACCAGTGGGTGTTCAATCCACAGTATTGAAAGATAAGATCATTGTCTTTACTGGCTTTCGAGATGCTGAATTGGAAAAGAAGATCGAAAGTATGGGAGGTAAGGTAGGTTCGAGTGTCAATAAGAAAAGCACTCATTTAGTGTACAAGTCTCTTGAAAAGTCATCTAAAAAAATAACAGAAGCTAAAGCGTTGAATACAATCTCCGTATTACAAGTAGATGATTTTAAGAAGCTTTGGAACTTGGGTGTTTGAACTAGGATCGTCTTTACTTAAACATATCCACCACTAATTTAAAACAAACAACCTTATGTTCTCGTGTTCTTTTTCATCTTCAGTCTCATCGATGCTCTCCAAGGTAATGTGTAATTTGTTATACAAGTGTATTGATATACAAGAAAAGTTAATGGATGTATATTTTCAGATGTTTGATAATTCAATAGTATCTGTAAAAGCATATTCAAATGAAAAAACATTTTTATTGTATCATGTGTTTTTTAGTTTGTTGTATCCATTTCGTACATTCAAATGTAATGATATCATTTATGAAGACAATGTTATATTGGAAGTAGTTCATAACAAAGATAAGAAGATCATCACGACCATTCTTCCTTCGAAAGAAGTCATTCCACTTTCTTCCAGACAATTCCAGGAGAACATGGTGGGTGTTCAAACGAGAAAAGCAGATGTGTTGAGTTTTAGTTTGAATGAGGTAGCATTCATTCAACTGTTTAATCAGATTTGCCATAGTTTTCAAAAATACACAATCGATACTAACGATTTCGCATTGTATGTGATCCAAAAATACAAACTAATGATCAAGCCTCCATATTCTCTGGAAATTATTGATAATGATTTCAATGAACAAACATTTAAAGAAAATGATACAATAAAGATAAATAAATTCCATGAGCAATGAGATGGAGATTAAATGGTTAAATGATACCTGGTCAATTTATTTTCATAATCCATTCGACAACAACTGGGATGAGAGTGGGTATATTAAGCTATTCACTCTTGCGAATATAGAGGAGTTCATCATGATGAATTCATTATTGAAGAAGCATACTAATGAGGGTATGTTTTTTATTATGCGCGATCATATCTTTCCAAAGTGGAATGATCCAGAAAACAAAAATGGTGGCTTTTTGTCGATTAAGATATTAAAAGACAAGGTTCCTTCGTTCTTTGAGAAGATTGTAATTGACTTGATTAACGAAACATTACTCAAACCAGAATACTATCATCTATCTGGGAATATCAATGGGGTTTCTATCAGTCCAAAGAAACATTTCTGTATCATCAAAGTATGGGTGAGAAACTTTGATTTGAATGATAGTAGTTATTTTAACATTTCGAAAGACTATCATGGAACGATTCTATTTAAGACGAATACTTGTACTGCGTAGCATTTCATTGTACTGCGTAGCATTTCATTGTACTGCGTAGCATTTCATTGTACTGCGTAGCATTTCATTGTACTGCGTAGCATTTCATTGTACTGCGTAGCATTTCATTGTACTGCGTAGCATTTGATGAATATATTGGTTTGGAATTTAAGGGTATTTAGGTTGACGCTTGTGGTGCCAAACAGAGTTTGATTTCACCAAGTGATCCAACAGTGTATCGAATTATCAAAGGATAGTCATTCTTCAAATAGAGTTCAACCGTGTTTGACAAGTTGGTACATTTTGTGAACAATACAAGAAACTTGAGATTGAACACTCCTTGAAAGATTTCTTTTTCATTATCAGTATGTTCTACTGTTATTTGTTCGCTATCTGAGATGGTGATTTCGTGAGAGCAGAAATCACCAACACAAGATAAGATCAATTGATTGTTGATATTCTTGATTTCTAGGTAATCAGCAATTCCATTGATGTCACGACATACTTTTTGGAAATCACAAGAGGGTAGTGTGATCACACTTGTAAAGGTTGCGGAAGGTATTTCGATATTATTGTTTTCAAGATCTAATAGGTTCATATAAGTCACGCGCTTTGCATTCTTGTCGGTGTTTTCGATTTGAATGCCAAGGATATTACAATTCTTAGAGTTCATAAAGAAGGACAAAGTATCATTATTGTTGATGGTCTTGATGATCTTATTAAGATTCAACATGTTAATGCCTACCAACTTTCGTGTTTCACAATAATAGTGTTCGAACTTGCTAGCATCCAATCGTAGATGAATCAATATGGTATGGGTGCTATCCATGGTACAAATTTTAATGGCATCATCAGTGAATTCAAAAACAGTGTCTGTGAGAATTTCTTTTAAGGCTTCTACCAAGATCTTAATGGTAGAAGATTGTACAGTTTTAATTAGAATACAATTATCATCATTGGAATCAATATTCATGGTTGTATGTGTTTAGAAAACTAAATCATCTTTAAATAAATAAAAGAAATATGCCAACCTTTGTGAATTCATTAAAAGATTCAGAAGATATTGAGTCCTATATCAAAACCTTTAATAAAAAGGATCGTGAAGTAAGAGACTTGACTTTGTATTCAGAGTATGTACAACCATTTACACTTTATGAAAAATGGTATTTGAAAATATTGGTTATATATATGAATTCTATATTGTATCCATTTAAGTTTTTGTATGATATCCCCTGGGTTTTTGCAAAGAGTATTCGTGGGATTGAAAATGATTACCCACATACCCACAAGGATATGATTATCCTTCCTTATGATTTCTTGAAGAGATCACGATTCAGTTTAGTAAATACAATCATTCACGAAAAGGTGCATATTTTTCAACGATACAATATGATTTCGACCATTACCTTGTATTTGGATTACTGGGGGTTAGTATTAGAAAGTTATGAAAAAATGAAAGACCAGCGAGCAAATCCAGATATAAACAACATCAACTTTAGTTACTTTGATCCAATGATAAATGATAGAGTCATTACATACAATCGTTACACGAACAATGCTGTTTCTTTAAAAGATAGTGTAGTTATTCAAAACAAATTGGAAGCATCTTCTGAAAAGAAATCACTTGTTTACTTTGGTTTAATCCAGAATGATCATTATCAAACAGAACATCCAAATGAGGTGATGGCCTGTTTGATTGCGGATAAGATTATGAATAAGAAAAAACATAAACCTACTGAAAAGTGGATCAAGAATCTTTACTTAAAATCCAATAATAGATAATCATTCAAAAGCATGTCTGCTTTATATGATGGAAATCGAAAAATCAACACCATCCATATCTTAGGAATGTACCGTCAAAATGAAGCGTATTTATCATTTCTATTTAAACGATTTCATGAATGGGAAGTTTACTATCAAGATGTAACATTCATTTATTATTTTATTGAAAACAATTCCAAAGATAACACCCGAGAATTGTTAACAAAATTTATAAAAGATAGACCTAAAAGTAAATTAGTTTTGTATAACTTAAAAAAAGATTATGAAAATGTTGGAGATGGAACCAATTTCAATCGTATTTCCACACTAACAAAGCTAAGAAACTTACTCATTGATAAGATCACTCCATTGCCAAAAAATGAATGGGCTTTGTTCATTGATAGCAATATCTATTTTCAGGATGATATATTGTCCTCTATGTTTGACCAAGTAAAACCAACAGATGAAAACATTGGGATGATGTCTGCTTATTCTCAACAGTTATTTCTCCCTAAATTACACTCACCCAACCTAACAAAACCAGCAATACTCTCACACTATTATGATACATACTCCGTCGTTGATACGAACAATATTTCATTCTTCCCTAAATGTCCGTTTGAAAAATGTAAGGTTTGTACCAGAAAAGCTCAAAACACGGATAAAACGATGACTACCCCACGAATTAAAAAGGACCAACCTGTAGCTGAAGTAAATTCATGTTTTGGTGGATTTGTTCTCATCAAAACAGATGTGTTAAACCATCCACAAATACGATGGTCTACCATGTGTTTGAATTTAGATGAGGATAAATCTACTTGTGAACATTGGGCATTTTGTGATCGTCTCCGAAACATTATGAAGTTGAAGATTGTGGTGTTGCAAAATGTGGATGCTATTTATCGTACGATATAGTACCAGTTGTGTTTCCTATTTGTTTGTTATTTTTTTAAAGTTGTCCTCCTTAAGGCATTTAAAACGGTTCTTTGAAAGGATTGTATAAATTGGAAACGCAAAGGATTCATGTCTGATTACTATAACATTCTTGGAGTGGATAAGAAATCAACTCAAGATGAAATCAAGAAGGCATTTAGGAAGAAGGCGGTAACGCATCATCCAGACAAGGGTGGGAATGAAGCGACCTTCAAAAAAATCAATGAAGCTTATAACACATTAAGTGATAATAACAAGCGTCAGATGTATGATATGCAACAATCTGGTGGTGGTATACATATGGGTCCCTTTGGAGGGCCAGGGGGTGGTCCCTTTGGAGGGCCAGGGGGTGGTCCCTTTGGCCACATGGGACCTGACTTTATGAATATGTTTTTCAGACAAACACAACAACAAACCAATCAGTCACATCCTTTTATGAATCGACAGTCGAATCGACAGAAAGAATCAGCACCTACAGAACTAAGACAAACTATCCAGGTGAATATGGAAGATGTGTACAAGGGCATGACCAAAACGCTGAATGTAAAAACATCAAAGAAGTGTATATTTTGTTTGAAGCCTTGTCAAGAATGTAAAGGTAGTGGTATGATTGAAAAGTCGGTGACAAAGACGATGCATCATGCGAAGTTTGTACAAATTTCTAAAGTAAAGTGTGAAGCATGTAGTGGATCTGGTGATATTTCAAACAAAACAAATTGTGATAAATGTAACAAAACGGGTGTGTTTGAAAAGAATACAACCATAAAGATTGAATTGCCTCCAAAAAGTTACCACGATTTTGTGTCCAGAATAAAGCATCCTGAAGAGGATAATGTATTTATTGTGATTAAGGTAATCGTAAAATGTCCAGATAAGTTTTACAAGAATGGAGATAATTTATGTTATACTCACAAACTCCACCTAATTGACACACTTTTAGGAACAAATATAAAGATACACCTTCCAACTGGAGAAGACATCGAAATTGATTATACCAAACGAACAGATATAATACGACCTGATACAGTACTGTATATTGATAACAAAGGAGTAATACCTGGTTCTGATTTAATGGTGAAGTTTGATATTGAATATCCAAAAACAAGGTTGGTTCATTCGGAGAGTACGGAAGACACATTTTCTTCATTACGAGAAAATCTTGAGAAAGTTTTTAACAACAAATAAAATTTATATATTTTATAGTAAAAAAGTAGGAACAGATGAAAGAATCAAACTTTATCGAAGCATTGTATGATGCATTGCATTCTAAATCTGGAAACAAAGAAAAGACTATGAAACAATGGGGTGGAAAGCTAACCAAAATAAACTTGAAAAACACACAAAGTTATGCTAATATTGAAAACGCATTAGGAGTCAGTATGGATGTATACCATAAAAATAAATTGATCCACAAAACCGCGAAACCCATGGCAAAACATGCGAGTCTTGTACTTGACAAAGATGTGTTCAAGCCTGTTGGATTCATGAATGGTGGTACTAATAAATCGGATATCGTTAGATTATTTTCAGATTCGAAACAACAAATTGATAAATTATCACAAGATTATGGCAATAATCTTTATAATCATATTATTAAACATATCAAATTGCCATCCTTTGACCAAAATACCTTAATGTCCGATTTGGGTAGAAAATCACACGCACAACTTCTTGTTGCATTGAAAAGTTTTGTTCCAACCATTCCAGAAATTAACTACATTAATGCTGTCCTAGTAGAGAATGAATTACAAATTGAAGCTCTCTTTGATGTTCCCAACTTATCGATAGAAAGAGTGTTAACCCACAGACACTTAATGGGAGGAATGTCACAAAGAAGAGGAGCACCAAGTCCAAGTAGTAGTGGTGGTAGCGAAGCAAGTGGTAGCGAAGCAAGTGGTAGCGAAGCAAGTGGTAGCGAAGCAAGTGATGGAAGTAGTGGTTACACTGTTCAAGAAGATGATGACTTTGAAGAAATAAGTAGCGGTCCTCCTGAAACTATACAACAACCTTATCAATTATATTCTAATCCAAGTGATAGTATTATGAAAAGGATTACTAATACCAAGCTTAACATTACGGTGTTGCAATTCTTAAAACTCATGGCAATGTTTTGTATACTTGGTGCGTTTATATTGAATCCTATTTTCAAATACATGGGATTTTGGAAGTTAGTCCAAGTATCCCAAGTGAATTATGAATTTCCAGTAGATTTACCCATTTTTTATACAAATCAAAATCATGATCAAGAAAAGATCATTTTTACAGGTGACCTCATTGGGTTTCCAAGATATGAGCTAAGTCCATATGCGAAATCGTTTCAAGACATCTTAAAAAACCCAACCTATATGATTACTAATGTTCTACCAAGCATTACTTTCACCGACCAAGACATTACTCAACGATTCAACTCAGAGCAAGAATTCAAATCAGAAATGACCAACAAAGTTGCTATTTTGGAAAAGATGTACAATGTGATGAAGTCAAACCAACCATTTGGTCCTTTTTACTTAGAACAACATGAAACAAAGCTTCTTACCTATTTCAATCGAATCTTTGGATTCAAAGATATTACTAAAATCAACAAAGAGGTATTCCGATACATGGATACCGCATTGTCCTCTATGTATGAAGACAAAAAACAAGAAGTCTTACGTTATAATCGTGAAGTGGTTTCTAAATACAAAGGTGAACTAGTAAAAATAGTAGTCGAACACAAATACAACAAAATATCCGATTCAAAGTTAATTGAACATATCCAAAAGACTGCTATGTCTTTTGAGAATGATTTCAAAGCACCCAAAGCATTGGAAGCAGTGAGAAATATACGATATTGTTTGAGTCGTGAGGGACCTAAGAGTGTAGTTGATTGCGTACAAACGGATGTGTTGAGTGAACGCGATCTTTTGTACTCAAAAACATACTTCGAGTTTATTGAATTTTTCAACAAAATGGGGTTGATGTATAATCAAATATATGACTCAAGCAAAAACATGAATGATAAGGTCAAAGATATGATTGTCAAAGATGTACCAGAAGCATATCATAATAACATTGAAATTGGAGTAGTTGCATTGAAAAATGAGTTCTTAAATATAATTACAGAGGCAATATACAATTCTAAATTTACAGAGAGTGAAGTAACAACAATGAACAATCTTAAAATCATTGGCGGAATGAACATCTTTGATATATTTTTACAAATGTATTCTGATACACTAAAAGATACCTTGGGTGGTAGTACTATCAAAAATGTTGTAAACAAAATAGTTGGATTTATTAATGATAAAACAATTACGAATTTCCTCAACGCATCTGAAAGAATCATTGATAGCATACAAAATGATATCCGAATGAAAGAGAAATTGTTCCTACACACCAATTACGATACTGATGTATTAATTGATTTTATGAAAAATTTGGATCCCAAAACATCATTGACTACGCAAGCCATTCGATCAGTCAGCAAAACCAACATTGACTTGTTTGTTGAAATCAAAGTCAAGAATATTGTATTACAAATCTTGAGTATGCTCAGAAACGCACAAAGTAAAGAATCTACTAAAGTATTAACCAACTCCCTTACTGATTTGTTTTATATCATCCCATACTACTCATACAAACATAGATATAGTATTGAGTTCTCTGGTGGCGGCAAGAAGTCCTCTAAAGTGAGAGGGTTGAAGTCTTCTAGAAAAGCTTCTTCTAGAAAAGCTTCTTCTTCTAGAAAAGCTAGCAAATGAGAAAAAATGGAAGTAACACACACAACTAACACTTACTTCAATACAACATTTCCATACACAACCCTGAGAGAATCGCACAAAAGTTAAAGATCATGAACGATACATCATCAATGAAGCTATATTGGAACATAAACAACATCAGTATCCAACACAAGATAATCATCAAAATCATCTTTGTTTCATTACCAGTACCGATCTTACTGTTTTTAGACACATTCTTTTGCCTATTATCATGATTAGTCGAAAGCTTCTTCATGGTCTTTTCATTTCCTTGAATCTCAGTCTCCATGTTTTCAATCAGCGCATTCTGTTCACAAATGATGTCCATGAGTTCCTTGTTGAAGTCGAATAGGTTCTTATTGGCCTTCTTCATCCTTTCCACACGATCATATACCTTGATCATCTTCTTGTTGGTCTTGTACTTGTTCTTGTATTTGTGGTTCTCCTTCTCCGTCTTGTAGAGCTTCTTGATCATACGGTAGGAAGACATGATTGATTGGGATTGATAGAGAGAGCTTTTGTAATACAGTGTGTATTGATTGAGATTTGTCTGAAGCAAAATTTCAATTTTTTGCTAAATCCACCATTTCCTTATCATCATAAAGTGAGAGCTCCACCTTTTCGTATATTGTAATGCTTTCAAATCATCTATATAGATAGCATCTTTACTATGTAAGCTCATTTTTGCCATGATGTCCGCATTCTCATTGCCGATGTATCCTTGGTGGGCACTAACTTTCATAAAATAGGCAGGTTTCATACGATTGTATACGAGATACACAATCATGGATACGATCTCTTTATATTTTACTTTTTTTATGTTATCGATGTTCCTGGATCCTTCTTCAATGAGCTTTAGTGCAAAAAGACTATCTGTGTATACAATCACTTCTTGTTTAGAGTGGCTATTGATCAATGCTACATAGATCGCAATCAATTCACAGTAATTGATATCGATCAATGAGTACTTCGAGACGATCCTTTGGGAAATATTACGAGGATCATTTGGACCACACCATATTCCAATTCCAGAGACTTTAGTATCATTTATCATTCTTATCGATGCATCTGTGTAGATGATATCTTTTGGAATCATATCCTCTGACTTAGAAGAATTTGTTACCATGGCTTTTATGGGTTCAATTGTGGGTGGTCTAGGGAGAATGATCTTTGTTTTCATATTTGGTAGCAAGTTATGATTCAAAACATGTTCTATTTTCTCAAAATGTTGAGGTTGGATGGGATGTATTTGTAGAGAAAGATCATTACAGTATAAACAAATCGCAATAGGAACTTTGTTCAGTAAGTTGACCTTTTCACTATCGAACCAATGATCACTTGGATTCAAATACATCGAACCTTCTGGTATGATTCCAAGAAGTGTATAGTTTTGTGCATATTTTGTGATCGTGTCTAACGATTTGTTGTTTAGTAATGGAATGGTGATCAATGCCCTTTTGGGTTGTGAGGTATTCGAGATGGAATCTCCAATCTTTTTAATGAATTTGATTGTGTTTGAAGTGGAATAATTGCATTTGATATAGGAGTTGGAAATAGGCATTCTTTCGAGCGATCCATAAGAGACATCATCTTTAGAAATATAAGCTCTGTGATCGTCAATAGGTACATTCAATGGATTGAAGTTATAATAAGTTTTGAGATTGAGAGTACTCGTTAAACAATTCAATACCGCTGAATCAATGGTACAATAATGATAAATGTCCATTGGCCTTTTCATTGGATATCGTTGAATCAATGAATGTAAGTCATGTAGCCATACATTATATGTATGTTCATTCTCTTGAATATCTTTGATATTGTAAAATTTACAGAATTGGTCTTGTAAATAATTGTACCTTTTGGCACGAATATTTCCTATCAACATATGATGGTTATCATACACGATATGATTTCCTTTGTAAAACTCTACAGAACATCCATGTTTTTTGATATGGTTGAGATTTGGTTTCTGTTTTTCAAAATGAACATTTAAGTGACAGATAGTGGTTGCTCTCATTGTTGAAGTAGAAATGTAGAATGAGAATAAAAAAAGAAAGATGATTCCTTTTAATTTCAATTTTTACGAGTAAAAGATAGAGAAAATCAACTATCGATAGAAAACAATTCAATCCCATTCTCTTCATTCCATTTTTGTAAACAAGCTTCAATATCTGATTGTCTCAGAACTTTCTTATTATTATGTGGTAGTGTTGAGATGGCTTTGTCGAAGCACATCCAATAAGTGGTTGGTCTCCACTTACAAGGACCACACTTATATTCTAAATCTTTAATGAGACATAAGTTTGCACGCTTGTGATGTGTTCTACACATCTTTTCAAGAAGTCGTATATTAATATCATGAATGTTGTCATCCTCTTCTGATCTAGATTTGACAATAAATAGCTTGGTTTTCCAAACTGGGAAATAAGAACATCGATTGACTTTGTTCCACATAGTACATCCAAGTTGTTTCGCACTTTCCAGGTTATAGCCTTCTTTCAAATAGTATTGTACAATATAAGCACTCGCACCATGACATGCTTGATGAGAAGTTATGTTTCTAGCAGAAGTACCCTTACATATCATATGTTTAATCGCACCATCATTACATTGAGGAACAATATCTGTCTTTAAGTCAACCAAGATAGATCCAATAAGTTTCATGATGGTAGGTTGTAGAAAAGTCTTTTCTTTCACTTCATTAATGATTGAATGAGTTGTAGAATCCATCATGTTTGAGTTTATGACAAATGTTTCTTTTAAAGTTTTTTTTTTGATAATCAATTTTTTGTTATATCAGTATAAAAGATGAATGAAAAGAAAATCATTAGTTCTTCTATTGCCATTCTATTTAATTATTTGTTATTTTCCTATATTCAACGGTTAGAAAAGATAGGTTGTGATTGTGGATTAGAAAAACATAGCAATATTGTAAAAAGTTCGATTATCATCAATTATATTATTATTTTTGGAAAATTATTTACAAAATCTGTTCCACCAGTGACAATAGTATTGATCTCTTTATCCGATATTGTTTTTACCATTTACACATTCATCTTCTTATATCGATTAAAGACTGAAAAATGCAAATGTTCAGATAGTACGGTTCGTGATGTATACTATTATTACTATTTGCTTGTTGTCATTTTGATTGCTTTATTAATTTCCCTTCTTTTGGTCTATATCGTTTTTTAAATGCGAGTTTTTAAAAGTCTTTTTTTAATATGTCATAAAAAATAATGACTGAAAGCAGTTGTATAATTATTCACCCACAAAAATTACATAGCTTATTTTTGTACAATGCTTTTGTGGAATATTTTACACAATTATATGATAATGTCCATTTGATTGTGAAGAATGATCCAATGTATTTGTCTTTATATCGTCATAAACCCAAAATCAAATTGAGACCCGTGTCTGTGTTCGATATTGACCCCCTTCGCGACTATATATATAATACCTTACTAACTGAATTAGGACAATGTGATATCTATGGATATGAAGAATTTGATACATTAAGATATCAAGAAAATATTTATTACAACCTTCATTCAAACTTATATCTTAGTTCACTCTTCACATTCAATGATGTCCTCCAAGCCTACAATCTCGATTTTACAAACACTACATTACTTAATGAACATAAGGATGTTGTTAATATTGATCGGAATTTGAACACTGAATCCTATTTAGTATCTAAGGTTCAGAAAATTGCTGCTGTTCCTTACATGGTGATCACCAGTGACGCATTCAAACCATTTGTATATATGAAGGAACTTACAAGCATAAATGTGCATCGATTACTGCCAAATGTTCGCAATTTTTTCAATTTATTACACTTTATTAACAAGGCTGTTTCAGTAGTAGTCTCTAATGATATTCTTGGAATCATGATTTACTATTTACAAACTCATAAAAATATTGAAGGACAATATTTAATTTCTCCCACAAAAAGAGTGTATTTTGACTTGAATGGAAAAAGAAAAGAAGAATTCCCCTTTTTTATTTCTCCTGAATTGTCATCTTGGTCCTTCGAAACGATTACAGGTTATGTAGACAACAATGTCGCAAATGAACCAACCCATTACACATCCATCGATCCATTTACATCATTATTACACATTGATGCATCCGATAGCAACGCCATTGTCATTTCAACAAATAATACCATAGAAAGTATTCGAGATACAGAAGATGGGTTTTTATATCAAAACAAAAATACGCTTACATATACTGAAAACGGAATCAATATGGTGTCTGGTGGGTTGACTTATCCATTACCTAAATATGATCTTACTCTTGGAACAAATCATATTAATATGTCATTATATATGGTTATGAAAGTGATTGGTGGATTTACAAGTTCTAAGAAAACATTATTCTCCTATGGTTTGTTCGATCATGATTTTACACTTTATATTTCATCGAATATGGATCCTAAAATTGGGATTACTATGTTCGATGCTCAAAATGGATTGAATGCTGTACCATACACATCCAATGAGACTATACTCTGCTACGCATCATTAAGTTTACATAATTACAGATTAGTAACACAATTAACACTTTATAATATTAATGATATCACCCAAGTACAAAACAAATATTATGAATATAATCATCATAACCTACCAAATCGTGATGGTAATATAGAAATTGGATTTGAATCAGATATTCATTTATATCATTTTGAATTTGTACGAGGTGTGATGCCTGATGATGATAAGAATATCAAGATCGCTTCCTTGATTGATAAGTGGAAAACAACAGATTCAATTTCTACAAATCCAAATGATGTTGATGTAGATATCTATGATGAATATGGTGTCAATGTAGAGCCTACTTTGGAGACTTATGATTCACAATATACACATAATGGAACACAAATTCATATTTATGATTATAGCACACAAGAAGATAGTATAACGATTGAAGATGGCATTATTGTGAATAAAGATACTATGAGCA